AGTTCATCCGTTAGCGGTGGAGATAGGTCATCCGTTAGCGGTGGAGATAGGTCATCCGTTAGCGGTGGAGATAGGTCATCCGTTAGCGGTGGAGATAGGTCATCCGTTAGCGGTGGATATAGGTCATCCGTTAGCGGTGGATATAGTTCATCCGTTAGCGGTGGAGATATTTCATCCGTTAGCGGTGGAGATATTTCATCCGTTAGCGGTGGATATAGTTCATCCGTTAGCGGTGGAGATAGTTCATCCGTTAGCGGTGGAGATAGGTCATCCGTTAGCGGTGGATATAGTTCATCCGTTAGCGGTGGAGATAGGTCATCCGTTAGCGGTGGAGATAGGTCATCCGTTAGCGGTGGAGATAGGTCTGTTGCTTCTTCTCGCGGCTCTGTGTCTGTCGGCAAGTATGGCGTTGGCACAGTGAGAGGCTGCGATGTAAAGGCTAAAGGCGGCATCGGTGCTATGCTTACGATAGTCGTTGAGAACGATTGCGACTACGAGATAAAGGAGTGGAAATCTTTTGTGGTCGATGGCGAGAGCGTCAAGGCTGACACTTGGTACACGCTGCGCAACGGCGAACTGGTAGAGGTGGAGGAGTGAGACATAAATAACAAAGGAGGTAAAAATGCTTCACCTTAATCAAGTACAAGAAATCAGAAAACCGATTAAATCTTCAAATAGAGATTGTATCAAGGAAGTGATTGGGATGGATTTGAGCAATGAAACAATCGAAATTATCAATGAAATAATTGACTGGATAGACTACGAACACAGAATTGAAACAAGAGACCTGAAAGACAATTATGTCAAGGAAATCAAAAAATTGCAAAACGACTGCGACAACCTTGGAAGAATGTACCAGCAGTTCAAGTGTGATGTTGCTGATAAGTTCATATACGGAACGCCACAAGCAGAACTTAACAATGAGATAATTACGACATGCGAAAACAACAAATTGATAGAGTTATGACTGAACGGAAAAAACATGCTGACCAGAGAGGATGCTACCAAGACGTGGTAAAGTTATTTTATGAACATAAAAACTGTTAAGCTATGAAAAAGAGTACCTACCCCATCACCCTATCAAAGACCTTTTCTGTAAAGCACCCGCGACACGGGCAACCTACCGATTTCAGGCAGTTGTACGAAGATGGTATTAAACTTCACACCATCAGGGCAAACTATCTACACTGGAAAGGCCGCTTTGATACTATTTACATGAGCGATGGCATTTTGTCACTTCGCCAGTGGTCGGGCAAACCCTATGCCAGTAAACAGGAATTGATAACCAACCTCGGAGCGGATGACAGGATTGGCCTTCAAGAATTGGTCTTTGTCGATGGCGACATCAACAAACCGCGTATCGTCAAAGAGCCTGACCTATTCACTCCAGAGCGGACACTTATTCCCGTTGATATTTACGACCTTGCGACCAATGACGGCCTGACTATTCAGGATTGGCTTGACTGGTTCAAGGGGTACGACTTGACAGAATCAATGGCGGTTATCCAATTCACGGGGTTCCGCTATTGAGCATGACAAAAGAAGATTACAAAGAAAGCGACCTATGAGAAACCACAACGAGGACACCCTGCAAACCGCCTGCGGCGCACCGCTGCACAGCCACACCTGCGAATACTGCGGCACGGAGTTCAGAGACAACAGCCGTAAGATAGCGGAGATACAAGCGTTCATCGACTCGCTGCAATGCGAGATAGACAACGAGAGACAGACTGCGTTACACCTGCCAAACCTCACGCATATCTACCTACCTAACGTGCCGAAGATTGCCGCCCCTAAATCCTATACCGTAATCACGCAAAAGATAGAAGAAGAAAAACCAAGCCTGTTAAAGAGGCTTATCAAAAAGATATGGAAATGATGGAACTTGACAGAATCTACAACATGGACTGCCTGGAGGGGATGAGGCAAATGGCAGACGGAAGCGTTGACTTGACGGTGACATCGCCACCATACGACAACCTGCGGACATACAACGGCTATTGCTTCGACTTCGAGAACATCGCACGGGAATTGTACCGAGTGACAAAGCAAGGCGGTGTGGTCGTTTGGGTAGTCGGTGACGCAACCATCGACGGGAGCGAGACGGGCACTTCATTCCGTCAGGCTCTCTACTTCATGGAGTGCGGCTTTCGATTGCATGACACGATGATATACCGCAAGGTGAACCCGATACCGCAGAACCACAACCGCTACGAGCAATGCTACGAGTACATGTTCTGCTTGTCGAAAGGCAAGCCCAAGACGTTCAACCCTATCATGGTGAAGTCGGTACACGGTGGCGAGGACATGAACTGGGGAGGTCGCAAGACGCTCATGGATGACGCTCAATGTAGGCGACATCGTGGCGACGAGATGCGGACGGTCAAAGACGAGAAGCAGCATGACAACATCTTCAACTATACGATAGGCGGTGAGCAGACGGGACACCCAGCAGTCTTTCCAAAACTATTGGCACGCGACCAGATTAACTCATGGTCGAATGAGGGCGACATCGTGCTCGACCCGTTCATGGGCAGCGGTACAACGGCAATGGTCGCTCGTGCTCTCGGTCGGCATTATCTCGGCTTCGAGATTTCCGACAAGTACATGGAAATCATCAACAGCCGAATGGAACGTACAAAGACATTATTTGATTTATGAACGACATCGAACAATTAAAACGATACGACAATGAGTAAAGCGAAGTACAGAGTTCGGGAGTACAACCCGACAAGTGCCCAGCAGGGCAGCCACAGCTTCTTTGCCGAAGCAGTAATTAACAACGAAATCACCAACAACGAGTTGGCTGATAAGATTGCCGCCCGTACTGGCGTAAAGGCTTACGAGGTGACAACGGTCATCGCAGCCATCCTTCCAGATGATGCAGAGGAAAAAAATACATTAAGAAAGACAAACAACAAACAACACTTGAATTATGACTGAATTGATAAGAAGAGACCTTTCGGGAATCTACATCTTCGACAAGTTTCCGACGGACGAAAAAAGAAAACCGACCTGCATCGAAGATTGCCAACAAGAGACACGCAGAACGTGGTGCTTGTCGAATGACAAGGACTGCCTCCGCTCTACCATTTCCATGCTCGCAGACTCGTTCAACGATATGTGCGAGTACCTTGAATCTGAAAAGTGTCTGACAGCAGAACAGCATGCACAACTTGAGGTCAAGATTGCCGAACAAGTCAAGATGTCGAACATGAATTGGAGCTTGGAAGAGCTCGCCGAACAAGTTGACACAATCTGCCGACAACTCACGATGCTTGCCGACCATTGCGGAGTGACGAAGCACATGGAAGAATGAAGAAAAACCAAGCCTGTTAAAGAGGCTTATCAAAAAGATATGGAAATGATACAACTTGACACCATATACAACGAAGATTGCCTTGAAGGTATGAAGCGCATACCTGACGGAAGCATTGACGCGGTGATTTGCGATTTGCCGTATGGCGTGCTGAATGAGAAAGCCGAGGGCGGTTCGTGGGACAGCATCATACCGCTTGAACCATTGTGGGAGCAATACCTACGAGTGACGAAGCCGAATGGTGCAATCGTATTATTCGCTCAAGGAATGTTTACAGCACAACTGATGATGAGCCAACCGAAACTTTACAGGTATAGTTTAGTATGGGACAAAGTATTAAAAACTGGTTTTCTTAACTCAAAGATAATGCCGCTTCGACAACACGAAGACATCCTTGTTTTCTACAAGCAGTTGCCTACATACAATCCTCAAATGGTAAAATGTGATGCTCACAAAAGAAACCACTCAAAAGGGAACGGCAAACACAGAGAGGTTAATAGATGCTACGGTTCTTATGTCGAGACACCAACAATTATTTCGGATGAAAAGTTCCCAACAAGTATTATTTCAATACCGAAGGAACATATTAACGGCAAAAGTTACCATCCTACTGAAAAGCCTGTCAAACTTCTTCGCTACCTCGTCCGCACCTACACCAACGAGGGCGACACCGTGCTTGACAACTGTCTCGGCAGTGGCACGACGGCCATCGCTTGCATAAAAGAAAACCGACATTTTATTGGCTTTGAACTCAACAAGAAATACTACGACTTGGCTTGCAAGAGAATACACAACGAAAAGGCACAACTTAAATTACAACTATGAAAGACTGGAACGGAAATTCAATCTCAATCTTCAAGATCATCGGTGCAAGCAACCACACCGACAAGCAAAGACAATCGGAAGACTACTACGCCACCGACCCGATAGCCATTAACAAACTCGCTGAGGTGTACGACATTCCTCATTGTGTTTGGGAGTGTGCTTGCGGCGAGGGACATTTGTCTAAAAGACTAATAGAATTAGGTCACGAAGTACTGTCAACCGATATTATGTATCGAGGCTATGGTGAATTTACTTGGGATTTTCTACATCTTAGCGGAGCCTTGATACCAATACCTGAATGTATTATCACCAATCCGCCCTACAAATACGCTACTCAATTCATCGAACAAGCACTGAAAATTCTTCACAAAGGCGCACCCTGTATTATGCTACTCAAAACAACGGCATTGGAAGGCAAAGGCAGGTTTGAGAGACTTTACAGCAAAGGCTACCTCAAAGCCGTGTACCAATTCAAGGAAAGATTGCTATGCGCCAAGAACGGAGAGTTTGAAGCGATGAAGGCAGGTGGAGGCAGTGCAGTGAGTTACGCATGGTTCATCTTCGCCGACGATGGTAACAACGAGCCGCCAAAAATTTATTGGTTATAATCCTTTCCAATTCTTTAAAAACTGGAAACAAATTAAAAGTATAACAATAAATAACAAACTAATTTGAAAATGAAAAAATGTCCTAATTGCGGTTCAAGAAAGATTATTTTCGCCTATGTAGATAACTCGTATGTCTGCAAACGCTGCAAAAGCGAATTTCCCGGCGGTGTTGTGACAAAAGAAGAACAAGAGGCGAGGCTAAAAGAATATGAAAAAACAGACGAAGAAATAGATGAACTGGTAAAAATGTATAAACCGTGCAACTACACTTATTTTAAAGTCAAGGAACATAAAGACGAAAACGTCAAGTAGAATCACACTGGAGCATTCTTCTTGTACAACTTCCTCAACAGGTCGTCAAGCTCGAAGTCACGACGGCCAGCATACACCTTCTGGTAGTCGGGACGTACCAAGGCAAGCCACTCCGTCATCATGTAGTCAACGATGTACATCTTGATGTTGTCACGCACACCCGCTTTCAACGAGTTTGTCCTGAATGTGTAGGCGGCTGATGCGGAGGTTATGACAGTGGCTTCCAGGAAGTCGTGCATCCTCTCCGCCAGCTTGGAGCAAGCCTCGCTCCACACACCGTCAAGCGACGCTTCCGCTTGTTCGTCTATCAATATCCGCTCATGCTCCGACACACCATCGTCTCGCAGGAATGTTCTTCCCGCATTGGTGCTTTCGGCATAGAGACTGTCTCGAATATCACTTCTCTTAATTGTAACTATTGTGGCCATTTGTATATGTTCTAATTCGCTTCAATATTGGCTTCCTGTTCTATTGTGTATGTGTCTGTCGTTGTCCCATCGGTGACGTTAACCACTATGTCTCTCGCTGTTGTGTAGCTGTTGGCGTTTACCATTACGGGGATGTAAAAGTTATAGCACTCATCCTCTCCGATGGATATATTCTCGTTGGGTAAAACACCCTCTTCCCTCTCACCCTGGTTTAGCATTATACCCATAGTGTAAGCCACTCTCGACTCGCCGTTGTTTAGGTCGGTGCAGTCGGTCTCCCCGCCGCTGTTCGTCTCGCTTGCATCCAAAGCCGTGACGTTGGCATGGCCTTTAATCCAGTATAACCATTCTGTCTTGGGCAGTGTGGGTAGTATAACCTCTGTTTCAAGGTCACGCAAAAAACCGTCTATTACCAGTATTGTCGTAGCCAACTGTGTGACTTCAATAGTAGCCGTCACATTGTTTGCAGTTGACAAGACAATTCTTCCGCTTCTCTGGCTTCTCCCTGTGTGTGCCGCTACTGAACCTATTGTTATCTTTCCATTTCCCACAAGGTTGCCGTTGTCGTCTGCTGTGTAGAATGCTCCTGTATATGTTGCCATAATCAATCCTCCTATTCAGCCTCCTCGGCTTCTTGGTTTTCCGTTTCCTCTACCGTCACAGTCCAGTTGTCGTTGGAATATATGTCTATATCGACACTTGTCTCTCCCTCTATTGTTCCGTCTGCCGCAAACACCACCGTTGCTGTGCTTGTGTGGCTGCTTGTCAAGTTGATGTAACTCGCACCTGCCGATTGGACTATCTGTACCTGTGCGCTTGTGCTGTCTTGGCTTGTCCCCTCCACTGCCACGGTAAGCGGTATTGACCTCGAAAGCAGCACGCTGTTGGAATCAACGGCTATGTCGATAGCAAAGGCTATCTCCTCGTCCTTGCCAGGGTCGTCTGCGAATGTTGTGGCTGAAGGGTTGAGGTTGGTGAGCTGCGTCCCCGATTCTGTCTCTGCCGAGAAATAGGTGGGTAATGACGAAGCCTCTCCTGATGTAAACGCTATGCTTGCCGCATTTGTTCTGCCTGTGATGTGTACGCTACCGCCATCAGCACCTATGGTGTACAAGGCTTGGTCGAACTCGATGTAAAGAGGGCGCGGCAACTGCACAAATTCTATTCGGGCTGTGGCTGCATTGTCTGTCGTTGTGATGGTGGTAAAACCCCTGCGCTCCACTCTGCCGTTGTATGTGTCGGCACAGACGTGTGTTATAAAACCCTCGCCCGTGGTGTCATCGTGGTCATCCACTGTCATCCAAGGTATGGTTGTATGTCTTGTCATATCTCTCTTTTATTGGTTGGTGTTAATCCTCTCTCCCGTCACCGGGTTTGCCCTCGCATAGTCGGGGTCTATATAGAATGGCTTTACTGCCAGCTGGTCATACACTACAGCACCCTGCGTGTCGCCTATGCTACGCAGCACTTCTGCCGTAATCTGATTTAGGCACGGATAGTACAGCGGCTCACATACGTTTACATATTTATAACTCCCCGACGCACTGGTCTTTATTGCTGGTTCAGGAACATATCTTGAATTGGCAAGTATCGCCGTGTTCGATTGGCAGCTGTATAACTCCAATAATGGCAGCTCATCACCGCTGTGTCGCAGCAATATGCCAACTGGTCTTTTCGGCGTGCCTCGCAAGAATTTGTTTTGCTGTTTGTGATATTCCGCGCTGTCCTCGTTAAAGAGTGTTTGTATCGGTCTCTCCCAGTCACTCATCTGCAACGACACAAGGCGCATAAAGTCACGAGGCAGTGGTATTATGTACTTGTACATCTGCTTGTTGTCATATACAAGACTGGGTGTGCCTGGTTGTACAGACACCACCCAACTTGTGTTTTGTTCCGCACTGACGCTTATGTTTTTCATGCCGCCAGTGTGGGGAAATATAAGCAAGGAGTGACTTGCCGACACCTCGGCTTCGGGGGCGGGTTCGACTGGCTCAAAGTAACAGGCATCCTCTTTGACTTGCAACATACCGCAATCTTTCAGCAAAACATTGGGAGCGTCCAAGTGAATCTTGCGCACCGCAGGAATTATCGAGCCATATATCTCCTTCTCCAAGTCTTCAACAGACTCGTCGTTGGCTACAAGCATCGCATCCTCGTTGTTGCTCAACTCATCGAGTTTAGATTTGACGTAGTCATATATGCTGGGTACTTTGAGTTGTATCATCTCTGCTTAGAAATTTAGGTTTGGAAACTCCACGCCGTGTCTCTTCATCGACGCTTTGAGTGCGTTGGGCGACGATATGCTTTTCAGGTTCTCGCCGTAGAACTTCACCATGTGCATACGCGCCTCATACTGCGATGTCACATACGAGGTGTCGTGTATGTTGTTAGGCTCTTCTTTCTTGGGCTCTGCTTTGGGTTGCTCCTCAGCCTCACTGCCCTCTATCTCATACGCAGCGTCAAGCATCACCTTGTTGCCGTAAAGAGGTGAGCTCTCTATCACCAGCTGCACAAGCGGGTCGCTTGTCTCAAGTCTTGCCCACTCGTTGTCTCTTATGTTTCCGTTGACAAAGTGTCCGTTCACTGTCACTTCACCGAGTTTGAACGTCACCTTGGCTTCATTAGCCTTTATCTTATATATCTTTCTGTATCTCATGTCTAATGTGTTTGGTAATGTTTATGTGTTTTGAAAAAAGGGCGTATCAACCGACACGCCCTTTCGTTGTTAATACTCTGTTTAGGCGGTAATCATTCCGCTGTATTTCTTCCACGAAGTTGTGGATGCGTCGTACACAATGATGTCGCCTGCGTTGAATGTCAGAGCAGCATCGTGCAAGTAGATAAGCAGTCCGTCTTTCAGTTCAGTAGGAGCAGTGCCGCTTGCCACATCGGTATTGCCAATGAAGTAAGCCGACTTTTCGGCAGTCGAGCCGTCGTATGTTGCACCTGTGTGAGTGCTATCCATAGAGAGATAGTAGTCATTGCTGCTCACGGTCACCTTGGAATGGAACTCATAGATGTTGCTGTTGTTGCTGTACACGGTATCAACACCGAATATCTTGTCAGCTGGGCCAACAAGCATTGAGTTGTAACCACGCAGGCAGAAGCAGTCAATCTTGATGTAACGGTCACGGTTGGCCTCGATAGGCTCAACACCGCCCTTGCTCAAGTCTTCGTTGCTCTTCTCGCTAACGTTGGGTTTCTTCCAGTAGTGGATGGCATTCTTCATGTCGATAACCATGGCGCAGTTCTCGAAGCCCATTTCATCAAGGATAGGACACAATTTGAAGTTGAATGTGCCGAAGCTTGACTTGAACTTGGTGATGTCAACACCGAACTCGCTTTGTGTGGCAAGGATGTTGGTCTGTGCAACCTTGGTGAAGTCGAGGTTAAGCAGTTGCTCGATGAAGCCGTATGAGCAGTAAACCTCAGCCTCGTTGCTCATGCTCCATTTGCCAAACTGCATCTTCTGCATAGCCACGATGTCGGCGTATGTCAGTGTGCCGTTGGTGACATACTTCATAAGGAGCTGGCTGATAACGCCTTCCTCATAGTAGCAGTTCAGTGTGCCGAGTTGTTCGTCAGTCTCGGTCAGCATCTTGCCAACGCCCATCAGTTTGGTACGCTCGTTCTCTTGACGGAAGGTCATCAAGGCATTGTTCTCGATGTCGTCGGTGAAGAACGGAACTTTCTTTTTCTTCTCTTTCCACTCTTTCTCTATCATGGTGTTCATGATTTTCTTTTGGAGGGTAACATCAACGAGTACAGGATACTGGCTCTTGGGTGACACAACGAGTTGTGCGGTGTGACCAGCGGTAGCCATCATTTGCAGTTTCTGACCAGCATTAAGTGCGGGGATGGTGTAGCCGTTGCCGTTTGAGTAAGCACCGTTGATAGGGATTAAAGAGATGTTGTCGGAGTCGCGGCCGATAACTTTAAGCATCAGCTGTCCGTCTTCCACATTGGCAGTGCCGTTCCATTTGTAGCCAGGAACGCCAACCACTGTAACGGTCTGCGAGCGACCGAACATACGTTGGTCTCTGCTGGAGATGTTTTTGTTGGAAGCGGCAGCACCGATGGTAAGGTCAAGACGGTCGTAGCATTGTGAGGTACCATACTGAAGTGTGCAGTCCATGACTGGTGTAGCCATGACGGCATGCTTCACTTGGTAGTCCTTGACTTGTTTCTGACGTGCCAGCTTGTCAATGTCAGTCGAGAGTGAGTAATTGAATGCGCGGAAGCGGTCAACAAGGTCGTCAATCTCGTCATCGTTGATGTCGCTGTCCTTGACGTTCTTCTCCGTTGCGGGAGTGCCTGTCAAGTCGGTGTTCAGTGCTTTAGTGTCGGGGTCGGGTGTGCCACTCTGCGGAGTATCCACAGTGGTGGCAGCGGTAGCCATCGACACATCAACACCTACGAGCAATGCCATAACTAACAGCATCGCTCCGAAAAGGGTTCTGAAAAGTTTCTTCATATTGATTTGATTTTTTTGGTTTGTTTTCTTCGTTAAAATTCTTGGTCTTCACCTCTGAAAGGATTGCGGCGCACTACCTTCTCCCTTGGCTTCTCTTCGGGGACGACACCACCTTGTCCTCCGTCAAAGGTCGGGGGTATTCCGTCTATGTCTCTGCCTTTGGCAAGCGTGGTCTGCACCTTGGCGTTGTGTCCCGCCAGCTCTCCTTCGGCTCTTGCGTTCTCCACATCGGCATCGTGTGTGGTAGCCTTGCGCACAGTGTCAAAGAGGTTGTCGGTGAACTTGCCTTTCAGCCCGTCCGAAACCATGTCAATCATCTTACCCCACATCTCGGTGGCATCCTTGTTGTCAATGCCGTTCTTGTCGCAATACTCCGTAAAGCGGCGCAAGCTGTCTTGAATGTTCACATCGCCTTCCTCTTTCAGTTTCTTGCTGTCCTCTTGCGATTTAAGGTATTCCGCCTGCTGGTCTGCAAGTTTCTTTGCCATCTCGGGGTCGTCGTAAGCGGCAAGCAAGTCGTCCTTGCTGAAACGACTTAGAAAGCTCTGCATGAAGTTCACACCGTCACCAGCGTCAATAAACATGGCTGCATATTGCGGATGCTCGTTCACCAATTTGCGGAAGTTGTCGTCGTCTTTCTTCAGCCTGTCGTACTCTGCGTTGCGCTCGTTCAGTCTGCCGTACACCACCTCCTCGTCCTCGGCGTTGTCGTCGGGATAGTCGGTGCGGTAACGCTCCATGAAGGTGTCACGGTTGCTCTTGGTAGGGGTCTCGGTCTTGTTCTCTGAAACCTCCTCTGTCAGTTTTGTCTCTTTCTCTTCCATGTCCGAATTTCAAAAGTTTGCACAAAGAAAAGCACATTCCATAAGGTGCTTTCCGTAAAAAGTCACACTTGTTAATAAAATAATTTTGCACTATTTAGAATTGTTTTAAATAAAACATTATCTTTGCAGCGCAATCATATATATGACAATATGCCAAGACGATTTCTGTCCTACCCTTTCGACGACTTGTACGACGACTTGTACAGAGTGTACAAGGAAGTGCTTGACACGGGCAAATACACGAACAAATACCAGATAATGCGTATTGCGGTCAACAAACCATCGTGCCGTTTCTGGACATCTGCCGAAAGGCTGGCAGAGGTTATCACGGCTTGGGAGAAGAGCGGCAACGCCCGCGTTGGCAGCAACAACCTGCGCCACGAAATGTACCTTGAACTATACACACGTTATAAGGAGTATATAAAGGAACACAATGGCGTAAAGAAGATAGATGCCTGCTACGATATTATCAACCAGCCTGCACCGAAGTTCTACCTTAAACCATCTTGGGGTTTGAAGATACTATATAAAGGCAGGTTGTCACGAACAAGAACACATCACCTGCGTAAGGGAGAGAGATTACCTGGACATAATGAAGCCTAACAACATTATATTATATATAATAGTACTTGCCTGTATCTATTTCGGTTTTGATGCCGAGTGGGGCTACACTGCGGAAACGGCATGGTGGACTCACCTATCCTTTCATTTCGCACACGGCAACGTCTTTCATGCCGCCGCCAACCTCTTTGTGTTGTTCCTACTCCTTATGGAGCGCAACGACAAATGGTGGTGGTGGATTGTGTCTTTTGCAGTGGCAACAGCCTGTTCATTCATCGTTGTAGCCGACAAGCCCACCGTTGGTTTGTCGGGCGTGCTGTTTGTTGCCTGTGGTGTTGTGACGACGAAAGACGGTGTGAGATGGAAGCCGCTGTTGCAGATGCTTTTGTTTATGGCGGTCACTTTGTTTGTCTCTTCGGTGGCTGTTTACCTGCATTTCATCTGTCTTTTTGCTGGGGTTCTTATCGGCTGCGCCTGTGCCGTGACTGACGAGATAAAAAGAAAGGAGCGCATGTATGGAAACTAAACCTTATGAATACAAGACATCGCCACTTAGACTTGAGGCAACCAACATGTACAACGAGAATACAAAAAGGTTGCGCAAGCTCAAAGCCGACTACAACCCGATAACGGGGGAAGGTGCTGACCTCTGGGATGAGGAGACAAGGACAAACCTGTATTATCGCAAGCGGACGGAGATATCCGACCATGTTATCCCCGTGCAATATCTTACGTCGGAGACACGGAAGAACGCCTTGTACAAAGCGGTGATAAAACACGGCAGCATAGCCAATTACATCGCAAAGGAAATTGGTGAAGAGCCAACAACGGAAGTCGTGCAGTATGTGCAACGCGCACTTGTCGAGGCTCGCTATCGCACTGACTTCATACATTGGGCATACTGCGAATGGCGCATCAAGGACAAGCGTGGTGTGGATGAGAACAAGGCAGAGGTTGCCATGGAGGAGGGTACGACATTCAGCCGTGACAACGACAACTCGCTGATACCTTTCAAGCTCAACAGGGCGCAACTCGACCTGCTTACGGCACTCGAAGCACAGAGGCTGGCGGACAAGCCCATCCGTGTCATATTCGTCAAGAACCGACAATGCGGAGGCTCGACACTTGCAGAGGCTTACCTTGCATGGATTCAGCTCATGCTAAAGAACAGCTGGAACTCCGTCATCGTGGCACAGGTAAGCAGCACTGCGAAGAAGATACAGATGATGTATGAGAAAGCCATTGCGCACTATTCTCCTTGGCTTCTTGGATTGTCGAACAACGAGCGGCTGCGCTTCTCGCAATACGGACGTTCCGCATCCGATTTCCGCATAACATACGGCACGGCGGCAAAACCATTGCCAGCCCGTGATGCCGTTATATCTGTGGGTACATACAACAACCCCGACTCATTGCCAGGCTCCGATATGGCGTTGGCTCACATCTCCGAGCTTGCGCTGTGGAAGAACACCGACGGCAAGTCACCCGAGGACTTGTTCAAGTCAGTTGCGGGCGGTATCATGAATATGCCGCTTACAGCCATTATAATAGAGAGTACACCGCGTGGCAGCGGCAACTACTTCGCAGAGGAATATGCAAGGGCAAAAAGCAACAAGAGCGCATACAGAGCCACGTTCATTAGGCTTTCATCCAACCCATACGATGTAGAGCCGCTTAAAAACGCCATAGGCTTTGCAGAGTGGATTATCGAGAACAAGGACAACCGCAACAACCAGGAGGAGATATTCGGACACGAAGGCAAGCCGTGCCGCGTGTCGGGTAAGTTCATCTGGAAGATGTGGGAGAGCGGTTCGACACTGGAGAACATACACTGGTATCTGCTCAAGCATCTTGAGTTCGCACGCCACAGCGACATGGCAAGCGAAGCCCCCGTTGACGACATCGAGGCTTTCACCTCCACCGATGCACTTGTGTTCGATCTCTACGACCTTGACCAGCTTGAAAAGAAAGGTGTAAAGCAACCGAGCATGGTAGGTGACATATTCTCCGACTACACCCTTGGAGAGAAGGTGTTGTCCGACTATCAGTTTGAGGAGAAGGCAGGAGGCACTATGAGGATATGGGACTTGCCAAGCAAGACGCGCATGAGCGACCAATACCTTTGCGTTGTCGATATTGGCTACTTCTGGGAGAAAGCCGACTGGAGCGTCATCCGCGTCATCGACCGCAGCGACCTTGCCACGGGAGGCATGGAGAAGACGGTGCTTATGTGGCACGGACATATACCACACGACCACCTTGCATGGAAAGCCGTGCAGGTGGCGAAGTGGTATAACAACGCTTTGCTTGTCTTCGAGAGCAACACTCTTGAGAAGGAGCGCAACAGGGAGAACAGCATCACCGTTGTGGATGACGATGGCAACCAACTGAACTTCATACTCGACATCATCAAACGCAGCTACCGCAACCTCTATCTTAGACGCAACCGCAAGACCGAGGATGTGGGCGGCGGCGGCAACCGTATGAGGATAGGCTTCCACACCAACAGGGAAACGAAGCCGAAGATAATACGCACCCTCGAAGCCGCCATACGCAACAAGGACTATCTCGAAAGAGACAAGGACACCATAGAGGAATACCGCTGCTACGAGCGCAGAGACGGCAAGTATGAAGCCATGCCAGGCAGAAAGGACGACAGGCTTATGACTGCTGCCATAGGGCTGTACATATCACGCAACCCAGAAGAGGGAATGCGTATGCCGAAGATAATAACCGGCGACAAGACAAAACGGCAGCACAATTACCACAACCAACAAGGAGAAGCATCATTCTAAAAACACATACCATGACAAACGAACAGAGAAAACTTATAGTAGAACATTTCAAGACCATTATCGAGGCGGTGTTTGCCGCCGAGAACGCACTTTCAGAATCGGGCAAACTGAAAGGGATAACCGACAAAGACAAATACCTCACGGCTGTGGCAGAGGAGCTGATAAGCCGCACGCCCGACAGCGTGTTGGAAGAACAATACAAGGAACTAATCTCTTAAACAAAATACAATATGAACTGGTTACAACAACTAAGGCGATACATCATTATCAAGACAGCGGAAAACTACTATGACAAAATGTCACGCCGTTGTGTCGAACTCTACAAGACCACACACCAGCACCACTATGTTGTCATCGACCCACTCAAGGGCGACCGCATCACCATCACCAACCGAGAGGGCTTCCGTGCAATGAAGCGCATTATCAACGACAGCGGGGCGCGTATGTCCGTCAGGTCGGGCGAGAGGGTGTATGTCAGCCAGACTATGTACGATGTGCATAACGGCTGCTACTTCTCGTCTATGTTGCAGGCTGACCTTGACAGGCTTATGCTTAAACCCGAAGAGAACGCCAAGGCCATACGCCACGCCGAGAAAGACATAGAGGCACGCCGCCGTTCCTACATCAAGTGGACTCTTGAGAACGCCAAGCAGCGCAAGGGCTTGTTCGCACGCATTGCCGAGTGGTTCAAGCGCAGAAGAGAGAACGATGTGGTGAGAAAGGAACTCAATGCGATAAAGAAAGGAGCAAACAATGGGCGCAAAGAAAAATAAACTCCCCAAAGAATTAGTGAAGAGGCTCGACACCTTGTCCGATGCGGAGTTCGAGAACTATCTGGATATTAAATTTGGGCATGACGAAGATGTTTGGGAAGAATGCTCCAAAGAAGAGTATGAGGAAAAGATGGATGTTTACAGTTCTGCTTATTCCTTCAACTGTGCTTTTTATAGACAAGAGTTTGTGTATAAGACCGACCCGAGCGCGAAAGACGTTCTTTTAGGGTTAGATATTCCCATCGGGAGAAAGTATTATAAAAGGAACGGCACAATAAGAGTGATAAAGACCACTCCCGAAATGGAAGATTATATTGCAGAACGCAGAGCAAGAGATAAGAAAAACCCCTCAACCAACCCGTGACCGAGGGGAAAAACACACAAAACATCGGAAATCACCTCAACTTGTTGGTTAGTCTTGTCTCAAAGTCAATGCTGGTGTATGAGTAACGCTCGTTTGGTTTCATGTAGCAATATACCACGATGATGAAATACTGCCACGACATGCCCCTGAGTGTGTTTATCCTTCCGTAGTTCATACCGTCCCTGCTGCCATATAACATCATGCGGACAAAGCTGTCCTTGTTGTAGTGTGTATAGCGGTGCAACATGCGCTTTATTGTCTTGTATTCGTCAGTGCCAAGTCTCACGGGGCGCGACACGAAGTAGCCGTACTGGTGCAACGCACCCTCCACATTCTCCTCCGTCACATTCATGGTCTTGTATATGTTGCCGTTCTCTCCACTGTCGCCTTGCAGATACAACTCCGTGTAGTCGTTCACAGCACCTGTCACATTGACCGGGTATATTATGTGCTGTTGCGTGGGCAGTTCCTCCTCTCCCCTCACCCAGTATATCACCTCCTTGCTCCACAACATCGTGTCGAGCGAGAGTACATACTGGTATTCCTTTTCGGGGTGGCACAGCAGCACTCTGTTGTGTGTGTAGTCGTAGGCGAGGAAGCCCTCTTTGGCGTACTCACGGAAGGCGGTGTCGTCCGATGCCTTCTTGACGAGTTGCCCGAAGCTGCCTATGTTGAGGTTGGCTGTGCCTTGCAGTTCCTTGGTGGTGTTGAAGTGCCGTCCGTTCATCACAAGCGAGAGCGGCTTTATCTCCGTACCTGCGAGAGCCATCAGACCGCGGCTGGTGAGGAACACAAGCATCTGCCCTGTCTGCACCACGGTGGGGCGGCTTATGCCCTGCGGCTCTATCAGCACATCGGCACTCACGGCTTGGCTGCCGTTGAACTCACCCTTGTCGTTGATACCCAACGCCACTATGCCGTCCTTGCAGAACACATGGAGAGGATAACTGCCCCACTGACCGCTTGACACATCGAGCGTGTTGGCTGCTATGTCTGTTATCTCGGCACGCCCCACATTAACAAAGTTCTTCGCCTCGAACACAAAGGGGTTCGCCACGTTGCTCATCGCTATGGTGTTGGGTAACTTATACCATCTGTCTGACGATGTTTGAGGAAAGGGCAATTCTGAATGACCACATGTATTTCCTGAAACATAGACTTCTTCAAGAATGGTTTTTAAGAAATCGTCGGCAACAACATACGCTCCATTAAGATAAGGGTGCGGTGTTGTGGAATAGGTCTTATAATGCCAGTTAGTATAGTTGTTCGTGGATATGGCGATTGATATTTTTTTGCAGTTAACATCTGGATAATATAGATGGTGCAACGAATAAACGCCTACCCTCCCACTTTTTCTTATATAAACAATCTTTCCGTTTTTGTTTATCTCAAATAATAACACAATCTCCATTGTGTTATTCTGAAAAACAGGAAAGTCATAATTCCACAATGGAAGTCTTAGTCCCACGTTACCCAACGTAATCTTCTTGTTGTAGTTATACGCTATGCTTGCGTTTTTCTGAAACAATGACACATAGTCATCGGGAAGAGTTTTGTTGGATTCAAGATGAACCAAAGTCTCATTGTCGGCATCTTTGTCAAAGTAATGTGTCACACCTGCTTGTAACTTTTCAAGTGAGTAACCTTTTGCAAAATAAAATATATGTTTGCTTTCAAGTTCGTTCTTTAGTTGACTTGTTGATTTTGCAATAAAATCAAAATAAAAAAAATACCAAACAGAATTAGGAAGTCCTGTTTTGTTTTTTTCCCAGCCGCCACTTGATTGATACGGAACCGCACCTTTTATATCGTCACTGACAAGATGTTTTTCATTATCGTAATACCCATATCCAGTGTTATAGTTACTTAGGTCGTGTCTCCATTTTGTGCCACTTGTGTAATTCAACCTCTGCATACTGAGGGTTTCATCCATGTTGATAATTTCCGTTTCGCTTGAAAGAAACAAATCTACGCCAAGAATAATATCATCCCAATCATGTATGCTTAGTGTCACATCAGAGCCATCTTCTTTAAAAAAACCTTTGAATATATATTTGAGTCTTTTACCCTTTGCCGCTAAGGCAATATTGAATGTTACACAATTATACTTAATGTCTAATTGTTGCCAATAACTTACTATTGGTACTTGTGTAGAGGGCATCATTAACAATGGGGTGGAATGACAAGCATACGAACCGTCAAAAAGCCTTAGGGCGTATCGTACAAAAAAAGGTGATAAAAACAAGTTCGCTTTTTTCACCCTTCTGAGCAAGGCGGTATATTTGGCTTCTATGTTTTCTTTTAGGACAATAGAGTTATGCCCTGTGCTTTCTGTTACTTTGTATGTGTCCATATCGGCTGGCAATATGCGTCTGATTGAGTTATATTGCTGTCCTGACAAATCAGCAATATACATGGGCATTCCACCACCTGGCACAGGTTCGCCCGATGTTTGCGTGACATTATTAGAGTTGGATTGACCAAATATATTTGTGCCGTATATATTTTCTTCCCATACACACGGAGGGTTGGGTTCAAATTCCCCAAAATATTCATCATTTTCCGCTGATGTGATACATACTTCAAACACAGGTCTTGGCAACTCATTTCCAAGCCATGTGTAGGAGTTTTGTCCTACCTTGTATATAGCATAGTTCACACTCTTATCCGTCCCCACCACAAGCGTGTTGCCGACGGCGTTCACCCAACGCACCTCTTCCTCTATGATGTAGTGGTACGCCTCTCCGTCAATCTGAACAACACTGCCGTCAAGTTTCATAGCCCTTATCATAGTGCGGTTGAGATACCTGCCCACCACAATGAGGTTCTTCGCACCCACAGGGTTATGCACAAAGGCAAGGGTCTCGTTCTTCTTCAAGTCCAACCCTATCCCCTCGGGCAACTCCAACGGCTTCAACTCGCCACCCTCGTTAATCATGTTCACGCAGTCGAGCAAGTCACCGTCCTTGCCGGTGATGTCGCTCGGCGCATGTCTCATGCCTCCGTATTGTATGTTCTGCTGTGCCATGTTATGCAACTATGTTTTGTCCGTTAAACGTTCCGTTTTCCTGCTGCAACTGCTGCTGCAACGCAGCCATCTGCTGCTCGTTCATGTTGTTTTTCTGCATCATCGCAGCCTCCTGCTCCGCAATAGCCCTCAAAGCCTTGTCCTTGAACTGCTGCGGCCATGTGCCTACCTCCAACAAGGTCTTGGCATCCATGGCACCACGGGCGAATATCTGCATAGCCACTTGGTTGGCAACGGTTGCAGCCGTCTCCATGTCGTCGTTGTTGATGATGGTAATCCAGTATTCAAGGTTGTCAAGCAGGGAGCGGTCGAAACGCTTCACGTTGGCATACGAAGCACCATAGGTGTTTATCGGTCTGCCGTTCTCCCAGAACTGGTTTATAACCGACAACTTCTTGTATGCCACCCTCTTCACAAACTCGCTGAACGCCTCAAGCACACTTCTCAACATGGTGTTGGAGTTCTGCGCCTGTTGTGCATAGAGAGAGCCGCTCTGTCCGCTCAAGGCATCCTTGCCCTGCGCCGCTCCGTGTACACCGCTGATGTCCTCCATCAAAGAGAGTTGTCTTGTCAAGGCTTGGTCGATACCCACATTGGTCGATGTGTTTGCCTGTTGCCTCGGCGGTTGTCCTCCAAGGGTGCTGTCCCACAAGACAATGCCATCGGGGTCACTCCACTGCTGGCGCATCTCTTCTATTGTCTGGTCGTCAGTGGTCTCCAGCGAGCGTTTGTCAACAACCAACGAACCCTTGGCGGTGCTGCGTATGGCGGCATCGTTCAAGACAACAAGACGGTTGATATACTTCTGCTGCGGTATGACATCGTTGATATACGAATGCACCTCGCCGTTGACATATGGATATTTCACTATCGTGATAGGACAGCCGCACTGATAGGGCGACACATACTCGTCTATCACCGTGCCTCTCGGTGTGAGGAACTTGACATACCAATACACGTCAACGAACTCGCCTGTGCCGTCAAAGTCACCGTCGTCACCAAACTGGCCATAGTCGATGTATAAAACCTCGTCTTCAGGTATGCCGAATGCAGCCGCCTCCAATCGTCTGCGCTCGTTCTCCTGTATGACGGTCAAACCTCCATACATGTCAAGACCGAACTTCTCTATGTTCTCCACCTTGAACGGCGATATAGGTCTGGCGGGGTCAACACAGAGTGTCATTGTCTTTATCTCCTTAGTCCATATCTCATAGAAACGCCAACGCGAGGGGTCGTTGTTTGAGCGGAACTCAAGGTACTCAAGCCTGTTCTTGTCGTTGTTGTCTATCTCGTTCTCACGCAGATACTCGTTATACGGTCTGTTGCCGTATTCCTCCTTCACGGCTTTCATCGTCGCCTTGCTTATCCTGCCTCCGAACTTCGCCACGAAGTCGATGGGCTTCACATCGTGTATGATACCCACAAGGCTGATGTCGTCCATCAAGGGGTCGTTCATGGTGCATTCCACCGCCACCTTGCGAGGGTCGTACATCTTTGTCCTTGCGTCATATCTTCCGTCGGGAGTGCGCTCATACGACTCTCCCATGACAGCCACGCCGCGTATAAGGAAGTTCTCAAGGGCGGTAGGCAGCTGCGTACTCATGTTGTTGTACTGCCTGCGCCAGTTGGTTGTCAAGGCGCACGACAGCATCTCCGCTCCTGCCGCTCCCTCGGCGGTGAAAGGCAGGCACTGCGGCTCGCTCTTCTGTCCGAGGTAGTTGCCCTTTACGGCGGTTATCAGTCGGCGTGTCACGTTGTTTGTCAACGGCACTTTACCTATCTTGATAAGGTAGGCACGCTCTGTCATCCATTGTCCGTCATATAGAACAGGGTCACCCCATTGGTCGCCGTACACGAAGCGGTGGCAACGCTCACCCTCCTTGCGTATCTGGTCGTCGTTGTCCCATGCCGTCTTCATGCGGTTCAGCAAGTCCTCGTCCTTGCGCAGGTTGTCCTTGCACTTGCGGCGTTCAGCCACGCTGTCGAACTTCTCACGGCTCTTGCGCTGTGGCATCACCGCCGATTTCCTATATACCGTTGTAGCCATATCTTCTATATTCTTTATTCTTACTTCTCAATAAGTAGTGTTCCATCCGCTATGTACCTTGCCTTGCCTTAGTTCGCACGTCCATTTTACCTCACGCAACAACGCATCTGCCTTTGCCATGCAATACTCGATGTCGGCATGGCTGACCTTTTCAAGCCAATGCGCTATTATCATATAGGCAAGATACTCTTCCATCTTGCGTTTCAGTGTGTCCTCCTTCAGCCGCTTCCAGTTGTAGGGCATGCGCATGGTGAGTTCGTACTCGCCTGGTATGGCAAGTCCTGTCTCGCTGTCGGTGTGGTCGCCTATACCCATCACATAAGGCTCTATCCTCGTGGTGATGTGGTCTATGCCCGTCTCGAACAAATCCTCTATGATGGAGTTCTCCACGGTCGAGTCGGTCTCAAACTGCATGTTGTTGACGTATCTTGCATTCTCCCCGTCAAAGCGGCTCTCCGCCATGACGTGCAATATGCGTGATGCCTTTGTCACCACCTCGCTCCTTTTGAGCAAGATGTTGAAGATATAAGGCTCCTGCGGTATGGGTGGCAATGGTATCATATCGGTTCTCCTTTCGTGTATATCTCTGTCTTGACAGCCAGTGTGTCGGCTGTAAGCCTGTTGGCGTACATGGGTTGCTCTGATGGTGCTGTGACATTCAGCCAGTCGGTCATCATGGCATCGACGATATAAGCCTCGACGCATTGTTTCAACGTGTCGGGGTTGCCAGCCCAGCGTGAGCGCATCTGCAACGTGATGGTATAATCGTCTGTCGTTGCATCGCTTTCCGTCTCGACAACAAAATCTTTCATCACCGCCACGACCTCAACCCTTCTCGCTTTCCACGAGTCGTCAAGCACGCGGTTGTCAACAGCGTTGTCGCCGTGTTCTGAATGCACATTATAGACCTGTCGATAGTTTGCATCGCTGTCTATCGTCTTGCCGTACTTCCACAGCAACGACTCCACCGTCTTGAATATCTCGGCTTTGTCTATTGTCAATTCAACTTGCTGCATAATAACTCTCCTTATGTTTCAGTCTCACCCTCTCCGTCATCGTAATGCGGTTCAGAATCATGGAGCTGGATCTCATTGTCATTGTTGCCGCCTTCCGTGCCGCTGTTGCCGTCAAACTGCTCAACCTCGCTTTGTATCGTCACGCTCGGCGGGTTTATGGCATACACTATTGCTGCAAGGTTTTTCTTTTCCGTGTTGGCTCTCTTGATGTATGCTGCCACGCTTTCGGGCTGCACCTCGTCATACCAGTCAGCCGCCATGCCGCTGTATAACAAGGCAAGCAGCGATTGTTTCAGCGTCTCGGCACGACTGCCCCAGTTGTAGGGCATAAGCAGTGTTATTGTGGTTATCGAGCCTGTGGTGGTCGGTGTGCCTTGCACATATTCCTCCATGATGCTGATGCCCTCCCACAGCCATTTCTCGTATGAGGCAAGCATAAGGCCGTAGTCGGCACTCTCTTCCATGTCGGCTTGCAGGTTGTAGGTGGGTTTAACCGCCTGCGGATTGTCGCCCATGCGACCGTGTTTCCACGTCGCTCTTTCGAGACGCTTCAACACCGTCATCATATCCACGTTTATCACTACCGTCTGTGCCATGTCTTATAATGATTTCTTGTAATACAATTTCCGTTCAGCTCTCTTGTATGCAAGGCTGGCTTTCTCTGCGTACACCTGCGCCTCTCTCGGAAGAGACAACCCAAGAAAGTCGGATATGACAATGTTCACTATATACTCACGGCAGTCGGCATCGAAACCCATCGCGTTGCCGCTATCCCATACAGAGGGTAGAATAAACTCCACCCTTGTCTTCTTTGTCTCACCCGTTCCCGCCGTGGTGATTTCTCCGGCATACTTCACAAACGCCACCCTTATGTTGGATATGGCATCGTCTATCCAGCCGAGTGCTATCATGCGGTCGTAGCCGAGGTCGGTCAGCTTAACGCCGTTGATAAGTTTCGGTGCTTCGCCATTGTCTCTTGCCTTGCCGAACTTAAAAGTTCGTGCCTCTACCTCTTTCAGAATGTCGGCGTTGTCTATCTCAAGTATGTGTGTCTGTGTCATTTCGTGTTCTTCTCCATAGTTTTCTTAGCCTTGTCAATCTTCTTCTGCCAGTCGGGTGTAGTGTCGCCTCCTTCGCTCTCCAGAGCCTGCGATGCAAGGGCGGGTATTACCTTGTCTGTAAGTTTCATGTAGAGAGCCACCGCCTTGTCGTAGTTCTTCTCTTTCATGTATGCGGCAAACACCACCTTCATATCTCCAAGATGCTGCGCCACAAAACTTAACGCTTCATCACGAAAGGTGTCAACACGCCCGTCTTGTTTCTTAGTCGCCACTTGCCAATGCTGCTATAAGTTCAACAACCGTTGTTTGCGTCCAGTGGTCGGCATTGAACTCCTCCGCTGTCTCTATCGCCGATGAGCATTCATACAGCTTGCCGTCGTGTGTCACCACGGCACCCTCTGCGTATGTGTCGGTGGCATCGTAGGCAGGTGCTATCACCGAGAGGTCGCATTTGGCTGCAACAGCGGATGTGCTTGCCTTGGTTGCTACCTCGCTGTTGATACCCTCTATGATGTCCTCAACGGTCTTGCCGCCTATCTGCAACACGGTAGGCAGGTTGCTCAGCTCGTTTCTTCCAGGAACGGTGAGTCTGACATATCCAAGTCCTTTTCCCATTTTGATATTATTTTTTACATTGTCCGCAAAAAAAGCAAACAACTCCGACAAAAAATCCGTAAAAAAGCACACTTGAAACAAAAAAAAACACCCGCCACAAGCGCAGCGGGTGAAACATATATATGAAAGAAAAGCAAAATGAAAACTACCACTTGTAGTTCAACATCAGCCCCACGATGTTCTCCTTGTTCTTGATATAGCGTGAGTATTGCAGGGTCACACCATAGTGTTCCACGATGTAGATACCGACACTCGCCGACGGCATCAGGCTGTTGCCGAAGTCTGTGGGGTTGGTAAGGACACCGAGACCGATGAACGGAGAGACAACCCGCTTCTTCTCGGTAGTTATCGTGGTGGTCTTCTGTATCGGTGTGTAAGTATATGACAAGGCGGCAAGTCTGTTGTATTGCACGGTCAGGCTAACGTCGCACCTGCCAAGAGTGTCTATGTCAAACAGGCTCTCGTTGTAGGTCTTAGCCGTAGCCCAGTCAGCAAGCATGGCAGTGGTGTCCTCTCTCGTCACCTCTATGTATTGCGTGTCGATGACGGTCTTGTTAGGGAACAGCTCGGCATATATGCCGTCTCTGATGCACTGTTGTATGATGCTTGCGGTATCGACAACAGGCTCTACCTCAACAGGCTCTGTTATTGTCACCGTGTCGTGTATTGTCTCGCCTTTCTCGTAGCGCACCTCAATCTTCGTTGTCTCTTTCTTGGTGGCTCTGCCTGCAAAGAAGCCGATAGCAAGACAAGCAAGCACAACGGCTGCGCATATCAATATGTTCTTTGTCTTTGCGCTCATAGTTTACGAGATAAAGCGTTGCACGGCCTCAACGTGCGCCTGCACGATGTTGTCAATACCTTCTGCGGTGAGCAGGTAGGCGCAGTCTTCCTTGTTGTCCATAAAAAGGTTCTCGGTCAGCACGGCTGCGCACTTGGTGTCACGGCAGATAGCGAGGTTCTTGGTCTGATAGCCTTCCTTAGGCATCCAGCGATTACCCTTCAATCCGTGCGCAACGGCTGTGTCATAGAGCAGCTTGGCAAGCCTGCGGCTCGATATGCCTGCGTTGGTGCTAACGAACGGAATAAAGCCACGAGCGTTGCCCCACGCTCCCGTTGTCGTTGCTGCGTTGTTGTGCAACGAGATAACAAGCACGTTGCCCGCCCCTTTCGCTCTGCACACGTCGTTGATTCGCCTTACCCTCTCCGAGAGGCTGATGTCGGTGTCTTCGGGCGTGACAAGCTGTGCCTCGATGCCGTTGTCGATGAGGCGTGCGACGAGCCGCCTTGCAGCCTGCCGTGTCCACTGCCACTCTTGCAGCTTTCCATCGGGGCTGCGCTTGCCTTTTGTCTCTTTTCCGTGTCCGTTGTCAATCAATACTATCATAGCGTTCCGATTTAAAAAAATTGAGCGGCCTGAAAAACGACGGTGTTTCGTCCGTGCGTGAACTTCCGCAACGCCCCATGTAAGTTTTCATATCGTGACTCATTCCAAGTCTATGTCGTCTGCGTCTGTGATTTTCTTCATGTCTTCTGTTTTTATTTTGCTACCCAAAGGCGGGTGTCTATTCACGCAGCCTGTCACCTCGCAGCGCAATATCTCGTTCACAGCAGCTTTCGTGTTGGCTTCGTCAAGGCGGTCGTGCAGGTTGTCTATCTCGTTGTAGAACTTACCAACCTTGTCGGTCTCCATGTCATACCTCGCTTGCAGCTTGTCGTACAAGTCCTTGAGGCTGTCAAGGGTAGTCTGCATGTTCTTCAACGCAGCCGCAGTCTTGCGCTCCGTGATGAGGAACAAGGCCGTGACACCGCCAGTGCCGAGCAGTGCTATGATTATTTGCGTCCAATCAATCATTCTAACACCTCGCTTTCCGTGTCTATTGTCTCTTCTGGCTCTGGCTCTGGTTCGGGTGGATAATGTTCCTCCTCGTACTTTTGCTTGTACTCGTCTGTGACGAGCGTGTAGTCCTCTCGTGTGTAGTACTCTGTATCTACACACCAGAAGAACTCCTCCATGGTGTTACCTTCTTCGTCTGTGGTGGGTTTCATCCACCACATATTATCTATATGCTCAAGTCTCATATTTAAGGTGTATATGGGTTTATCGTTATATTATTGAAAGTGCATCCTTTTTGCTCCGCTTCCAATTTCAGATTGTTGAGGGTGCCTTCTGCATCATCTGTTACGGTCAGACCTGATGTGTAAAATGTAACTGACTTGCCGTTCATATTATCGTTGTTACAGTGTTCCAACACACTCTTGACGCTGTTGAAGTCAAGTAAAGGTAGTGTATTGAGATATATGTTGTCATTAGCATCCTCACTCAATTCTAAACTTATTAAGTTAACTAGAGTCCTTAACAAATTATAATTGTTGTTGTTGAATCTAAGGCATTTCGGTGACACTCTTGCTATCTTGACGTTAGTTGCCTGATAAAATATATTCCTTAAAGTGTTGTTAGATTGAACATTTACATCAAGCGAAGAGAAGTCTATCTCGTTCAATCGAGTCTGGTATTGGAACATAAAGTCGCAAGGAGTAGCACCTGTGATGGTTCTCAGCTTCGGGAATTTTGCCACCTTTATTTGATGGTCTGACTGTGGATTGTTGGTAGTTCCAAAAGCATTGTAAAATATGCCATCACCTTCAGCTTGTTCAAGATTAGGAAATTCCACTTCTTCAAGGGTGTTTGCTATGTTGGTGTATACAAAAGCACGGAATGTATCAGTTCCACTTATTCTTTTTATGTTCAAACTTAGTTTTTTTATGCTTGAGTTATAGGCTAAGAAATTTTGAAAACTATAATTGCTTGTATTAATTATGTCTATGTCATTAACTGTTTCAATAGATGGACAACTGTAAAACATAGTATAGCAGCTGTATGAAGGTATGTAGCCTGCTTTTATTGCAGCTGTGGCTTTCAGTGCCGTGCAATCCCTGAACATAGCATAACAAGAACGCTCAGCATAATTGCGTGCCAATATCTGGGGAGGATACAACATACCTGTGTTTCGGAACATACCATAATAGCAATAGTTAGTCAGATTTGCAGCCGGCAATACATTACACTCCGTCATATTTGTGCAGTTGTAAAACATATAGAAGTAGCAATAGTCAGACAATATTGTGGACGGCATATCAGGAGCAACAACCAATGATGTGCAGTCCCTAAACAAACTAGTAAACACAAAAGGCTCTGTAAGTTCAACATCACCACCCTCACCATTCAATAATGAAGTGATGTCACCACTTGCCGATATACTGCCTGTCATTACAAAATTGTTATAGTCGCTTGTTGATGCTGCAAAAGTGCCGTTTATACCTTTGAATTTAACTGACTCATCAACATCAAGGCTTATAACCGTATCACCAACTACAAACATGTTCCAATTCAATCCGTTATCCAATGAGTACTCAATATTGACATCAGGAGCCTCACCTATTTTCTGCATTGATATTGTTGATATTCCGTTGTTTACATTAGTGAAAGTGAGATATGACGGAGGTATAACTGGAGGTGTAATTGTCACACTTGACATTCCCAGAAAGCCAGAATCTGGAGTGACTTCTACCGTGCCACCATCGTATTCGACCGTCTTTGATTGCAGAGGTGCTGCTTCTACCGTCACCTCGTGCAAGCCGTAAAAGTCGCTGTCGGGTGTCACGGTCTGCTGTGAAGTGCTTGGTGTGACGGTCTTGTCCTGCAAGAGCTTTGCCTTGCCGCGTCGTATTTCTATTTCCACACGGCTGCTCTTGCGCCTTACCGCTATCTCTATCCTCTTGCTCATAACAAATCGTTGTTTTGTCGAGGTTCAAAATACAACTTCCCTTTATGAGGCGAGTGTGTTACTCCGTCAGAGTCTGTCAATGTAGCCTCAACAACTACAGCACCTATCATCTTTATGCTTTCTTGATGTGTCACCTCGTAGAGATAACAATCATCGCCTGTGTCATACACCATATCCTCTTCCGTGGCATGGCACAGCCTATGCCCGTCAGCACTATACAAGGCTACAAGCAAACTCTCTCCCTCGACAAGCTGGGTGTGTTCGCCCTGCTCGTCAAGCACGGGAATAGCAAGCGTGAAGTCGTCACCTTGATTGAGTTCTGCCAAGTAACCGATTGTATGTCTTACGTCTGGCATAACTAACGCTGTTTATCCGAATATCCAATCCTTGAAATACCAATACACCTTGTGGCAGCCTTCATCCATATCGGCATCATGGAACCACCAGTGTTTGGCTATGCGCAGGATGTCGTTCTTTGCCACTCCGCTCTCTACGCTATCGTGCATAAAGGCATTGGCGGCAACGTAAGCATCCCACTTCATCTTCTCCACCTTCTCCGCTTCCATGCCAGCAAGTAGTTGCATTGCATCGCTGGGTGTGACAAGCTCACCCATGACCTTCTTGGTATCTTCGCCATGCCACATCTTCTCCACCATCTCCCTTGCAAGCCATTCGTTGATATGCTTGCCGTTCATGGCCTCATAGGCTTCTCTCATAAACTTGCGAGCCATCTCAGGGTTTTCCTTGCGCAACTTGTCTATAAGACAGTCCACGCGCTCAACCTCATCCCACATCTTGGCTTCGCTGCCACGGGGGGAGTGTTTGATTATGTCCTTGTATGTGATGTTCATTTTTAACTCTCCTTTTTAAGTATGCTAAGCATCTCCTTCAAGATAGAAATATGTTCCTCCTGTTGTTTCTCTATCTTGCTGATACGATTTTCGATCTCTTGCTTCTCCTTGAATGTCGTGTCAAGTTCCGCAATGAGCGACTTGCCCTGTTCAAGCATCTCTTTTTTCGCATCTACCTGCGACAAGTATTGCTCGCAATCGGATATGGTGGCTTGAACCTCTTTAAGCACACCTTCCTTGTCGGTGGAAAAAAGCACACTGCCAACAGCGGCAACCCCAACATTGTCGGGAAACTTGTATGTCTCCGTTTTGCCGTTTGCCTCTATGGTTACATCGACAACCGTCTGCGGCATCTGCATAGTGCCTGGTGTGGGCAGTTGTGTGTCAATACGTGGCTGGCCAACGTTCAGCACCTTGCCCTGTGTGTACTTCATGCCCTCCCTCTTGTCGAGCATATAGACGGTGTTGTTTTGTCTTAATTCCTTGAATATCATAGCTATATGTTTTTATTGTTCGGATTTTAAAAAAATAGTTCGGGAAGGCAGGGCGACACACCCTACCCTCACCGAACAATAATGACGTTAAGCACCTGCTGATGCAGTTGTCACACTTGCACCCTTGGGGTTCACGATGTACTGTTGCATCTGCCACTCCATCAGTTGCATCTGTTGTTTCAGCGGATTGATGAAGTTGGCCAATGCAGCGGTGTTGGCATCCTGTTGACGCAACAGGTCAAGCTCGGTTTGCAGGCGGGTCTTCTCGGCCACCACATCTTGGTAGCGTGCGTTCTCCCAAGCCTGACGGAAGGCGGCAACCTCTGTACGGGTCAAGCCGTTCTCAACGCGGATGGCGGTCTTAATGTCGTCGGTTTGCTGGATGGTCTCTATGCGACCTTGGTAGCCTTGCTCAAGGGTTTGCTTCTGCATGGCGCAGCAGCAGTCCTTCAGTTGCTGAACCATGTTCAGCTGACCGAGGTTGATGGCGTTTGTCACACCCATAAAGCCCATACCGGTTTGCGAACCGAGGTTGGCGATGTTGAAGTTCACGCTGTTGATGGCGGCCTCGAGGGCATTGCGGTCAACATTGAGGTTCTGTGCCAGTTGGCTGATGGCAAAGCCGTTGCCTTGCACAGCCTCGCGAGCGATGGCATTGTTGTTGTTGTCGTTGATTTGGTTCTGCATTGATGCAAGCTGTGCCTCAATGTTACCGTTGCGGTTGCCTCCGAAGCCGAAGCCGCCGTTTGCGAACAGGGCGAGCATCACGAGATACATCCACGGATTGTTGTTCATCATCGCCATTGCTGTGGCGGTGTCGGTGCTGCCGTTGGGCAGCGTGAGGAAATTGAATTTTTCTCCGTCCATTGGTTTTATAGTTTTATGGTTAGACTTATTTGAACCACAAAATAAATATCCAATAGCCAGATAAAAGCCGTAAAAAGTCACGCTTGTTATAAAAAAGTGATTTTTTTATTCCCTATCAGACCTAATTCTTCCAAAACATCTTTTCTTGTTTCTCTGATAAGTTCCATCACTTCATTGTCGTCGTACTCTCCTTCAAGCTGGTGTCTGTAGTTGTTAATCTCCTCCCTCTTCTCCTTTATTACATTGACTTCATCTTGCTTGTTTATCGCCGTTTCTATATCGTCGGCCTCCAAAGCCGCATCGTATGCTTTTTCGGCATCAGCTTGCGCCTTCTGCAGCATAATGTCCTCGCAAAGGTCGGTGTAGTTGCGTAACTCTTGATACCTCACATGGGCGCGTTGTGTCTCCTCTTTCCAGCTCGACGATGGTGCGGCACCGTATGAATCCTTGCCATCCATCCTGTCAGCCACTTCTTTACTAACGATTTTCTTGAGTTGAATATCCTTGTTCTCCATACTCAAATCAAGTTGCTCGTCGTCCATGTTGGCAATGCGCTCCTGCACCAGTTTCACGAACTTGTTGAGGTAGCGTTTGTCCACCTTCTCCCTCGCCTCGTCGCTGTAGGCCCAGCCCGTCAGCGGAGCGTCCTTCATGCGCTTGTAGGCGGCATAGCGTTGCGCCAGTTCCTCCATCGGCAAAGCCTTCGCGTCCTTCGCGCTCATGCCCAACTCATCTATATAGAGTTGGTCGAGTTGGCTCTGCGGCACCTGTGAGATGCGGAGCAGCAGCATACCAATCTCCTTGCCCACGCCGAGGTCGCCGTCGGCAGCGTCCACGATGGCCACCACCGCGTCGGTGATGGTCTGCGGGTTCACGCCCACGCCAGCCTGTATCACGAGGTTCACGATGTCTTGGATGCCGCGCACCTTGTCCTGCTCCATGTGCTTCATGGTGGTCTGCAAGTCGCTCATGATGGGCAGCAACTGGAAGTTGTAGTTGGAAATCTTCTTGCCGGAGCGGGCCATGTTATAGACCTCGCTGATGACGTTCCCGCCCGACAGTCCTTCGACAGGTCCAGCCAAGGCATGCATGGCGGCATCTTCCCACATAGCCTCCTTCTCGTCATCGTCATCGCCGAAAACAAGGTACATGAGGCTGGAGCCGAGGTTCCATGCCAGCTGCATCACGAAGCCGAAGATGACCAAGTTGGCCACGTCCTTCGCAATGCTGATGTTCCAAGCCCTTTCGGATGCGGCCTTGGCCTGCTCCTCCGTCAAGCCCTCGCGCACCATCTTCTTGCGCATGAACTCAATGCTCTCTTCTTTGTAGCCCTTGGTGAACTTGCGCTTGATATTGTCAACGGCACGGAGCAGCCTGCGCTCGTAGCCCATCGAGGCGTTGCGGAACACGGTCAGTGCCACGCTTGCCACGGTGCGGTCGAGTTGCATCGCGCTCAAGTAGGCGTTTTGGCTGCTCTGCTGCGTCTCATTCACGGCTGCCGAGGCTTCCTTCAAGGCTTTCTCCTTGGCTTCTGCCTCGCTGTAGCCAGCCTTCAGGTAGCCTTTCATCTTGCTTTCGTAGATGGCCTTGGCACCCATGGCCACGGTGATGCCGTCCACGAAGGCGTTGGGGGTCATGCCCCAGCGTCGCGCCGTGTCCACGAACTTGTTCTTCCAAAAGTCCCAGTCCGCGTCGGTGTCCTTCAAGCGGCTGTCGCCCGCCTGTCGGCTCTGCCACCGTTCGGCGAATCCGGGCAGGTTGTCCAACGCCCAGTTGAACGATGCGGCGGGTCTGACCGTACTCTTGGCAAGTTCCACGGGGTTGGCCTCGCTGAAATAGGCGGGGTAACTCAACAACTGCTTCAAGGCCGTGTACAGACGGAAACTTATCTTGGCCGAGGTCACGCCCTTCGAGATGTTCACGATGGCGTTGTCTATACTATCTTCATCTGCTTTCGGACGGTACACGCCAGCGGCAATAGAACATGTCTTCTTGAAGTTCTTCCAAAGAACTTTGCCAGCACCGAAGCGCACGCTGCTCATGTTCAGCACCTGATTTCTGAAATGCTTGTAGGAAATCAAGGTGTTTGTGTCTCGGATAAACTCGGCGAAGGCTGCCCAATGCTCCATGTCGCGCAGGTGTCCCAAAAGCACATCGAAGGCGTCGGCATTGGTTATGTCAAGCGCGGTGGTGTTCACCGTCCTCTTGATGATGCTGCCCGTGATGGTCGAAATCTTCAAATCTCCCTCGCCTGTATCGTTAATATCCTCCTCTTGCCCTCTGCTTCTGCTGTTGATGACCAGCGGGAAATACTCCTCGATGGCCGCCATCGGCGCGCCTAACATGCGCATGTGGACGGCGTTGAAGGCCTCTCGCTTCTTCGGCAGGAACTCGTCCTGAATCCAGTCGGCAAGTTGCAGGAAGCGCGGGTCGAGCTGCCCGGCGATGCGGTCAACGTCCTCGTCGCTGATGCCCATTCTGCGCAGCTTCATGGCCCCGTCGTCCATCTTGTTCACCATGTAGATGTAGAGCGCGTTGCCTTGCGTCAGCGGGTGCTTCTCCTTCACGCGGACGGAATTGCCTTCTTCGTCCGTTGTCAAGTCGTAGAACTCCACCTCTATCGGCTCCATCCTGCGCTCCATGCTGAACAGGTCGCTCCAGCGCATCTTCTTGCCCATCACCTCGCTCACCTTCTCGTCCAGCGCGTCGTGGTCTTTCTTCAGGCTGCGCCATTCGGTGTCAGCCGCGTCGATGTAGCCTCCCATGAACCGCTGCCACAGGTAGCCCATGCCGTCCACGCTCTTCTTGCCGAAGAAGCGCAGCATCTCGTCGAAGGTGGCCACGGGCTTGAAGAGGAAACGTACTATGCCGCTGTTCACCACCTTGTTGATTCTTGCAGCCTTCTTGTGTTCGCTGGCGGGTGTGCCTTTCATGTCGCTGTTGGCGTTGTGCTGAATCTCGCGCACCCTTTCCATCTGCTTCTCGCGGAACTCCCTCGCCCTGCCCTTGCTGCCGTTAAGCACCTCTGCCAGTTGCTGGTTGAGCCTCGTGAATGCCGTCACCCTCTCGGCCATGTTCTTCCGAAGGGCAGCGTCAATCCTCGCGGCCAGTTCCTTGTAATCCTTGCGGCCCAGCGTGCCGTTCTTCACGTCCTCCTTGGCTTGGTCGAGTTCGTGGCGCAGTTGCGCCTCGTCCTGTTCGCTCTGCCTAATCATGTCGTGGTAGTCCTTGGCCATCATCAGGCCCTCGTATTCCTCCGCTGCGTTGGCGGCAAGGGTCTTGTCGGTGCCGCCCATGCGGTCGTTCACGTCGGCGATGCGTTCCGTAAGCGCGGCCTCGTCGAGTTCTATGCCCTCCTTCATGGCCTTGAGGGTGCGCTGTCCCGTGATGTCAAGCCCAGCCTGCACCTCCACGCCGCTGGCGTTCACCTTCGAGCCTTTGGTGGCAAGCAGTTTCTGCTGCACCGCCTCGGCTGCTTTCAGTTGGTGTTTCAGCATCAGGTCGACCACGGCGTTGGCCTGCTTGGTGATGTCGGTCTTGCCCGTGGCGTTCTTCGCCAAGGTCATCAGACGCTTCACCTCGCTCCGGCTCATGTTGTCCATGTAGCCGTTCTCAATCATCATCCGTGCCAGCCTTACGATGCTGTCCACGGTGGCCTTGTCGTATTCCCTCTGCTTGGCCATGGCTTGGCGCAAGCGGTTGATGCTCACGCCTATGGCCTTCACCGCCTCGTTGCGCATCCGCAAGTCCTCCTTGTTTTTTTCGGCGGCTTTCAAAACACCATCCGTGGCCACCTCAATCATAGTCATGCTCCCTGCGTCGTAGCTTTCGGTTTCCTCGTCGCTCATCTCGGGAACATCAGCCCTATCCGTCTCATCGGTCTCATCGTCAATCGAGAAGCGAATATCCGCGTTCCTCTTGTTGAAGCGTTGGCTCAATGGAATGACATTGCCTTCGTCGTCGTAGGTCACGGGGTCGGCTGACTTGATTTGGTTGGAGTTAAAGGCGACATACCACCACGCTCCGTTTGGTGCATAAGCTGTCAATCCATCATAACCTTTTGCAATAGCTTTTGCCGTAAACGTTTCAGACTTCTTCTTACTATCTCCGTCAAGTTCGTTCCAATTTACTTCTTTTATGTTTCTGATGTTAATAAACACCCGTTCAATAGAAGGTTCTTCTTCTCCTTTTGCGTTTCTTGCATAGTTTTCTGCATTCTCGCGGTCGGATGTAAAGTAAAATCCTGCCCCCATTGTTCCATAGTCAAGGTTTTCTCCAATTCGATTTTTATCAAAAACGATGATTTTACCCTTTCCTCCATGATACACCACCAACGGATTGCCGTTCTCGTCCACCACCTTCGTGTTGGGCATCGCTGCCTTGGCCGCCTCGTTCACCATCCGCTGCGCCGTCTCCATATCACCGCTTTCCACGGCTTTCATGTAGGCTTCATCTATGCGCTCCATCTCGCTCTCCATGAGCAATTCCGTTGTCCGCACAACATTCTCATTCTCATCGAAATGTTCAAGCCATTCGTATGAGGGCTTCTCTCTTGTGTAAGCGTCAATGGGTTCAGTCCATTCGTATCTGAATGCGCCTCCGCTTATGGGTGTTTGTAGTATGTTGCTGCGTTTCTCGTTTGACGAAAACTTCTCGAAGTTCTGATAGGTTCTATCGTTTCGCTTCCACCCAAGACCTTCAAACAAGGGTTTGATTCTCTCCCACTTTTCATCAAGCAAACGCTCCTTCTCTTTTCTTTCGTCAAACTTTTTAGCCATTGCCCTTCCGATTTCTTCCCTTTCTTTTACTATATCCAATATGGAATTTGCTGGTGTATTTAGGGTAAAGAAATGTTCCTCCATGATTCTTCTGTTTGAGGTAACACTATGGTCGCTTATCCTGAATTTCAGCCCATACATTCCTTGAATGTAGGTAGATACACCAAAGTCAGTGATGGAACGCGAAATGTAGAAATCCTTATAGCCAGCATCATACAAGGCTTTAAGAATCTCGCTTGCCTTTTCGTACTGCATATCGCTTCTCTCTTGACTGGATTTTCCGTTATAAGCCTCTCTTTCGCTTACCGAAGCATCAGTCCTCTTCGTCCTATTAGTCCTCTTTCCTCCTATCGGCCCAAACGGATTCACCCCATTCACCAAATCGGCCAGCACCATGTTCTGCACCTGCTCGATGGTGATATTGCCCTTCCTGCCGAGCAGGGTCTTGCCTACCCAAGTCCAAAACTTCTTCAAGGCATCGCGCATCCTGCCCAAGAGGTTTGCAGCCTTGGCCGCTTCCTCCAAGGTCGGTGCCTCGTCAATCATCCGCTTGGCCTCGGCTTCCATGCGCTCTGCGTTTTTCTTGCCGCTGATATGGGCAAGCACCTCGCCAGCTATCCTGTCGTCGTCCTTCAGGTTCGAGTATTCCTTCATCGAGGTGATGCGCTGCCATTCGGGTGTGCCTTTCAGCAAGCCCTTTATCTGCTCCCAAAGGTCGGGGTTGGTCATCTGCAGCACCTCTGCCCAAAGGTGGGTGTACTCGTGTATGGGGGTCTCGGCATTCAGCCCGTCCTTGGTAAGGTGTATCTTTCCGTCGTTGCCGACCCAGCCTCTCACCACGCCCTTTGAGTCCTGCAAGGTCTTCATCTCGGCTTTCAGCCTCTCCACCTCCTCCTCGGTGGCCACCACCACCTCAATCCCCGCATTGGCCAAAGCCTGACGCACGGCGTTGTAGGCTAATTGCTTCTCGTCTGTTTGCTTCCTGCGCTCCAATTCCTTCTCGTTGGCTTCCTTCCTTTGAGGTGAAACCCAAACGCCGTCGGCATCCATCACAAGGCCGTTCTCCGCGTAATACTCGTTTGTCGCGCCGTTGTAACTAATATCCCTTGCGTCAACCTTGATTGTCAGGAACACATTGCCCTTTCTCTTGGCATCCACATGCTGCTTTGATTCTTCCTCCGATTGGGCAAGGAAACTGCCTCTTTGCAGGCCCTCTTTGAGAATCTTTTCCGCATTCTCCTGTGAGGTGCCATGCACAAGGTTCACGGTATAGTCGAAATTGAACGACGGGTGATGTCCGTAACTGTTCGCCTCGTCTTTAAGGTCTTGGCCAGCAATCACTCTCTCGTTCCAATCTTCTTTGCTGATAAGGAACATCGGCTGTCCCTGCATCACGCTTTCCCTCATGGCATCGGTCACGTCCACCGCCCACATCGTGCGGCCTGCTTCCTCCACATTGGGCAAAGTAACCTCGCCCACTTTCACGCCCCACTGCTTGCCGTACTTGTTCATGAACGAGGGCAGCATCTTGTCGTAAAAGCCTTTCATGCCCTCGCTTCCTATGCGCAGGCCGTCGCCTTCCACAACATCGCCCTCTTCCATGCCAATCATCTTTTCGGCAAGCGGTTTGCCAACAATATCCGAAAGCGGTTTGCCAACGAACGCATCTTCTCCGGCGACTATAGTCCCGTCGGTGTCAACAACAAGATTGTAGTCAAGTCCTTTGAGCGCAAACATCTTACGCCCGTTCTTCCCGACATGGCTACATTCTATACTATCTATAACCTTGCTCAGGTCGTATCTGCTTGCCTGCTGTTCGCCCTTCGTCCAAGCCACCTTGTCAAAGCCGTTCTCTGATGCATAGCGGAGCATACGCTTCATGGCCAGCTCGTGCCAGTTGCGCTCGAAGGGAGCATTGGGGACACCAACACCGCTATCAACACCTTTTTCGATGTAATCGAATATAGCTTGGTATCTGTCGTATTTCGCCTTTTCTTCCTCGGTAACTTGACCACTATTCATTATATCATGAATATACCCATGATATTTTTCTTCAATGTTTGTCTTGAAACCATCCCATTCTTCTTGTGCTTTCTCGTAGTCTTCGTAGGTTATTTCTTTACGATACCCTTTCTCTCTCCCCTCCTGATGCCGCTTGCTCTGTATCTCGTCGATGACAAGCACACGGTTTCCGTCAGCGTCGGTGGTTTCTCCGAAGCGAACCCAAGCCACGGCACGGCCTTCGCCTGCATCGCCGAAGTGTATCTCATCGTTCTCGTTCCACGGCTCAATGGTCGGAACGGTCAGGGCTATCTCTCGCTTGTTCTGCAAGCCTTGTGTGGTGTAGTTGAGGCGGGTCGAGTTGATAGGAAGTTCTGCGTTGTCACCGTTTACTATCTTTGTTAGAAGGGATTGGTCTTTCACTCGCAAGCCACCATCATACCAAACCTCAGCAGCATCTGAAAAACGTTCTCCGTATTTTTCAACAAGTCGAGCATTTACTTGTTCCGCCTTATCATAGTTGTTACCAGTAGCTTCTCTCCAATATGTTATAATTTCATCGTCCAAGGAGTTGTCAACATTATCGCTATACTTCACTTCCTCCACCTGCACCATGTTCTCGTTGATAAAGTCAAGCACCTCCTGTTTGGTAAGGCTCTTCTTGTCCTGCGACTGCAGCCATTGCGAAAGCCCAAGCCATTTGTCCTCGGCCTTCTTCAATCCGCCGTTCTTCTTCAGCATGGCAAGCCATTGTTCGGGCGTAGCCTTCTCCTGCTTGATGGCTTCAACGGCACGGGCAGCGTTGCTGAAGAATGTATGGAACTGCTCGGGGTCAAGCCCCATCTCGCTGACAGCCTCGTCAATATGGGTGGTGTCAAAGTCTAACTCTGCTCGTCCTCTGCCATCTGTCTGCCCTTGGCTATTATCGCCTTCAGCTCTTCCTCCACTGTCGGCAGGTTGTTCTCCCTGCGTTTCTCGTTCTCCTGTTCCAGTATCTCCTTCATTTCCTCGTTGCCCTTCTGCGCCATATCCACTGTTACCGCCCAGTGCATTGCTTCCAGATATTCCATTGTCGTATTGTTTTGATTGTTTGTAATCTATTCCGTAAACTTTCTTCAATGCCTCGTCAAAACTCATCTTGACAGGCTCGCCACTATCTTCGGTATCAAAAAGGCTTGCCTCCTGCCTCTTGCCTTGCAAAGCGTCATACAGCTGATTAAAGTACGACTCCTGAGTTTTTTGGCTCACAGAGGCAAAGTGCTTCACCAATTCAAGCGCAAAGTTAGAGTATTTTTCCGAATTTTGAACAGGTGCGAGCATATCATATTGTTTCAGCCATTCCGCTATCTCATTTGCAGCCTGCTCCAGTGTCACCGTCTTGCTGTCTCTCATCAGTTTCGATGATGCCACTATGTCGCCATAGGCCATTATAGCCTGCTGTATCTCAAACAGCAGCCTCTCTTTTGTCTCGTTGTCAAGCGATGCACTTCTGTAAATGGTTTTCAGCACAGCCGTCTGTGTTCTTTTCGGAAGCATATCGAAACGCTGGCGCAGGTTGTCGGGGGCATTCTCGTATAAGATGCCCTCTATCATAAGCCTCAAGTCGTTCTTCGCTTCGGGCGTGATGTCTTGCGACTTATTCAAGGCTGACTGATATTGTGTATTGTTGATGATACCCCAATTCCAAAGCATATACAGGGCTTTCTTGCCGTTCTTGTCAAGTGCCTCTCCTATCGTCACTTCTTCGTCAGTGTCCTCGAATATCTTGTTGACGAACGACGAGAACCTTTCACCAAGGCTTGTCTTTGTCCTCTGCGGGTCGATGCGCTGCACCCCACCGCTCTCGGTGTCTTGTGCGGTCATCTGACCAAGTTTGATTGCTGTATCATCGTCAACATCTATCTGTCGGACAAGGACAGGATTTTCCATTGCAGCTATCGCCTGCGGGTCAATGCCAAACTCTGCTGCATGGTCTATAAGATACTGCTTGTATTTCTCCGACGATTCTGCAAAGCTGTTATACATCTTCTGCAAGGCTATGGTGCGATTGTTACCCTGCAACACCTCGCCTCGTGCGTTAATTACCGGCGAGCCTGTGTATGCAGTGACACCCTCGGTTATCTCCTCTGGGTTAATGTTCTGCGCTATCTGTGTCGATGCGCTGTCGCTTGCATCATCGGTTCTCTCCTTTGGCTGAGCCTCTGTAATGAAGAACTGCGGATTGCGGCTTCTCCCTTTATGTGACGGCTGCAATGAACCTGCATCAACAACCTTCCACCTGCCTTGCGGGCTGTCCTTGCTGCTGAACTTCACCGTCACCTCATTACCTTCAATACCCTGTACTGGTAATTGTCTGCCAACACGCTCTCCGTTCACCATGCGAAAACCTCTATCTCTTGCTGCCTGTGCAGTGTCATCCACCCAATCAGGAACATTCTCCGTCTCTTCGGCATACAACCTTTTGCCGTATTCCACAATATCTTCCTTGCTCTTGATACCATGCCTCTCCATCCATGCGTTGAGCGTTTCAGTAGGCACCACACCGCCGAGGCTGTAGAAATACTGATGCACCTGCTGCCCGGCATTTTCCTTGAAATTGCCTTGATACGCAAAGCCATAGAAGCCATTATACTCCTCATTGCCCTCGTTTGTTTTCAGACCCGAAACTATCCTGTTTATATTGGTATCAATATCGTCCACAGTCATCTTCTCTCTTACAGGAACAAGACCAAAAGGCTTGTCAAAGACCGTTCCCTCACTAAGTATGCGCTGCTTGCGCTCCTCTTCAAGACGTTTGTCACGTTCTTCTTGTGTCTCCGCCTCTTTGCTTGCATTAACTTCCTCCGTCGGTGTCTCGTTGGGTTGTGTATTCTGCTCCGCTGCACGCCTGTCAATCTCTGCTTGCACGTTCTCCCAGAATGTCACAAGGTTGGCGGCTGCATTCCTTTCGGCGTTAATCTTGTCAATCTCTGCTTTGCGCTGTGCCGCTCCCGTGGCTTTCGGGGTCTTGGCGTTGGCTTTCTCCACTTCTTTTCTTGCCGCTTCAAGGTTGCCCGACACATATCCGTCATCGCCCATCTCGGCAAAGGCTATGGCGTTGTCAGCCTCTTCGTTCACGGCGGCGTTATATGTCTCCGTGTCGGTCGGGTTGAGTTCTGCATGGTTGATGTTGCCGTTTTTATCTCTCGGTATCTTAACCGAAGGCTGTGGTGCAGGTTCAGGTGTTGGTTCGGGCTGCTCTTTTGGCTGCGGTGTCGGCTCGGGCTGAGGCACAACATCCTCTTCGTTGTTTTCGGCTGTCGGCTGCACCCTCAAAGCATCCCACTGCTCGTCGGTCATGCCATATATCTTGCTGCCTCCTGGCAACACGTTTTCGTCAGCGTCATACACAGATACTATCTTCTCACCATCTTCCGTCTCACCGACAACCTTAGCTGTCGCCTCAACCCTCTCGCCGTTGGACTCCCATTGTACAAGGAACGTCTCACCGACTTTCATCTCCGACACAGGGGTGACGGACTTGGCTTCGTCCATAATCTTCTCCTCGTCAGCCAAACGCTGTTGTTGCATGGCGGCAAGTCTGGCTTTCACCTGCTCATAGAAACTTTTTGTCGCCGCGTTTGTTGTGGAGTTGTTTGCCGCCTCCACCACGTTGGCTTCAACGCTGTTGTCGGCATTCGTCTTTTGTTTCGGTGCTACAAGCCCCTCGATGGTCTTGTCTATGCCGTTAATAGCATCGGTGTATGAGCCTTGCGTAAGCGAAAGGAGATAGTATGCCATAGCATCGGCGTTGCTTTCATCGGGTATCGCCGTGCCGTTATCGTCGAATTTCACACGCGACTTGGCCAGCGTCTGCAATATACCCCACGACTCCTGCGTGTTGTCCTTTGTCAAAGCCTCCATCTGTTCAAGATACTCCGCATCGTCATTAGCATCCTGTATCTTGTCGTTCAACGTAGCTCTTTCTTCGGGGTTGGTTGCTGCCGCCGCCTGCTTGTTGAGCTCGTCAAGACCGAGTTTCACTCCGTAGCCTGCAAGGGCATAGTCGGATATGCGGAACTTCTTTCCGCTCTTGTTGTCTTGCATGATGTAATAGCCGTCCTCGTCAGCCTTGCCCATATATGTGATGCTGCCATTCTCAAACTGGGTCTCGCCTGGTATAAGACTGTCACCAAACACACTCTCAACAGTAGGGACAACACCTTCCTTTTGCATGGCATCGAGCATCAGCTGTGGTGCGGTCTGCCTCATTCTTGCAAGTTGGGTGTCGGCGTTCTCCACTGACACGACCTCCTCTATCTCCCTTGACGGCATCTGCACCTTCGTGCCATCGGCTTTCCTTACGACAACCGTGGCACTCGAAGCAAACGGGTTGTATCGCACACCGCCTTGTGAGTCGGTTGTGGCATACACCCTGCCTCCCACTATCGTCACGTCTTCCAACGTGCCGTTGTCGTTTCTCACCTTTGCGTTGTATATGTTGCCGTCTCGGTCGTTGGTCATATCCTCAACGGTGGCTCTCATCTCCTCCTGCGCCTTTCCCACAGCCGCAACATCATCCTGCTGAACGCCAATCTGACGCGCTCTCATATACACATAGTTGAACACTCCGCCTTTCTCGACACCGCTCCAGCCGTTCTCCTCGGCTTGCGTTCTCATGTAGGATGCTATCTCTTCAAGGCTGTTGTTCTCTATCAGACTGTCAAGCTGCTCTATGTTGAGACCCTTCACGTTGCGAAGCATCGCCTTCGATGTCTCGACACTCTTGTTGACTTGGCTCTTGTATCTGCTGCGTTGTACAGCATTGAAGGCATTAGAGCCTCCGCCCATGGCCACGCTCATCATCACACAACTCAATGCCGTCTCAAGCATCTGGTCTGACGAAAACATGCGCTCGGCTGTCTCTCTCATGCTGTCGGCATACGACTGCCCCTTTTGCTGTTCGGTGGCAAAGAGTATGTTGCCAACGGCTCCGACTATCTCCTCCGCCGTCTCACCAAATGCACCTTGCACCTGTGTCACCTCACCCACTCTCTGCGGTATTCTCAAGACATTGGCAACCGTGCTTTTCTTCAAGGTCGTCATGGTGTTGTCAAGCCATGTGACACAAGCATCGAGCTTGCTGCCCTTCGGTATCTTGCTCACACCTTTACCCACCAACGAACCAGCCTCACGCCACAGCATGCCTGCACCTTTCTCTATCAACGCACCCGAATACTCCGAAGCGTTCTCGATCCATGCGGCTGCGATGGTTTGGTACAACGACATGCCAATACTCTTATTGTCGTCATAGATGTGCAAGTTACCTGCATCGTCGTAATACACGCTGCCGCCATAACGCTCATCGAAGTCCTTAATCATACGAGCGTATGATATTGGGTTGGCAAGCGTCTGTATCGTCGAAGATACAAGCAGCCCTTCCACCTTCGGCATAACCCTTATATTCATGAAGTTGCGTATGCCGTCCTTGGCAACCGCCTCGGCTATCTCTTTCTTCAGGAGTCTTTCTGCCGCCTCCTCCGAAATCTGCCCCGCCTTCTTCAACCCCTCCAACTCGGCTCGCCTTGCAATAAAACGACCGCCGTTTTTAGCCAAGGCTCTCTCAACGGCTTTCTCTGTTGCTTTCTCCGTGGCGCGGAGGGTGACTTTCTCTCCTGCCTTGCCTGCACCTGATATGACATTGCCGGTGATGAAATCCAATGTGTAGAGAGCAAGGTCGGGTGATAGCTGCCCGAGACGCTCCCAGAGCGTGGCGTTGTCGTCAAACGAATAGGATGCAAGGGCATTTGTCTCGTTAGCCTGCAACAGTGCCTGCTCCGAGTCGGTTAGCTTCTCGCCGCTGTTCACCTTTTGGCTCAACATCACCTCGCCAACAGAACGTGCAATGCCTATCGGTATGTTGATGTCGCTAACAAGCTGCTCATAGTTGTAGTTCGCCAGTCCGCGCAGGTATGCAAGACCTTTCATCTCTCCGTTCAGCCGCATGGTCTCAAGGTCGAGTTTCGACTGTGCCGACTTCAACTGCATCTTTGCGGAATAGAGGTTTATGTCATCCATCGTCAGCTCGGACTCCTCCTCGTCATTCCACAGCCATTCGGGTGTGATGTTCATTCCGACCTTCTTCCAGAAACTGCCGCCGTTCTTCTCCTCCTGCTCGCTTATGGCGTTGCTCTGCTCGGTTATCCTCGTCTGCATAGCGTCACGGAACATCTTTCCCTTGTCGCTCTTCTCGAACACATCCATCCTGCCGGCTATCTCCGACATCTCCTTCTCTATTGCAGAACTGCGTTCGCTATTGTCTTTCCTTTCACGATATTGGCTCAAACCCATATAGTCACCGCCACGACCCATGTCGGCAACGGCTTCTGAGTTGCGTATCTTGTTGAGTTCTTCTTTAAGCTCGTTATACCTGGCTCCCATCTCGGTGTATTCCTCTTCCGTCGGTATCGGCACATACTTGTAATAGTCGCCCGACTTGTCAAGGCCGTAGCGGCTCTTGAAATCCTCGTTGGCGTTGTATTCGTCAATCTCCATCTGCACCGTGGGGTGGTCGGCTCGCTTTGCAAAGCGGTACTCGTCTTTCTCGGGGTCGTAGTATGCGCTGCGCAAATGGTTCTTGCCAGCCTCCAAATCCTCTAGCGACGACTTGCGCCAAGCCTCAAGCTCGTTGAAGTCACCAAGGTCGTATGCTGTTTGCAAGTCGTAACGCTCGTCTATGCGGTCGTTGGGAACGGTCTTCACCCATTCCTGATAGGTGGGCTTGCCATTCTTCGGCTTTATATCATCGGAGACGTAACTGCCATAAGGGCTGCTCCATCCACCGTTCTCGTTCAGCACAAGCGGCTTGTCGGGAACGGAAGACGACTTGGTGTCAGCGTTCTCTACATCCGACACATCAACACGCTGAGGAGCTTGGGGTGAAACACTTGTAATTTTGGAATAGAAATCTTCATAAGAGTTATCCAAACCAAACTCCCTCGCCTTATCGTAAACTCTTCGGGGGTCTTTATCCAATATGGAATAGAAGTCATCTTCCGTATTATCCATGCCAGTGCTCGACATGAAGTCATATAGTTTTTTTCTGTAGTCTTCTTCCATTGCGCTTCATTTTATAGATGGTAACTTTTTTTTCCGCCGCTATTATTGTTATTGGAATTGTTCGATTTGTTGTTTTGCTGTCCTCCGTTACTCTGCTCATCGCCTTCAGTGGCATCGTACACCGTGGTGTCGCCTATTTTGCACATCCAGCCGGACTGATACCTGCCGTAATTCTGGAAGAAACGCACTAAGTTTTCGTTGAACTCGGGGTCGCTGTTCCATATATCATCGAAATGCTGGTTCACCACATTGGCGATGTCAGCCAACTTTGTTTGGTTCATCTCTCTCAGGCTAAGCCACGGCTCTACCTTCTGTGTGCCATCCTCGTTCGTGGTGACACGTTTAGCCTTCTTCATCAGGTTAAACAGCTGGTTGATGATTACACCATCCGCACCCTTGGGCATACCGCTGAATACCATGTTGCCGACCGCGAAAGAACCGCCGCCATCATTTTTATTATTTTTTGTTGACCTTGAGTTGGCACTGATTTTGGCAATTCTCTCCTTCGAATCGTTGTTTATCTTCGCAATTTCTTTTTGGTTTTCAACCCTTTTTTGCTCTGTCGCTGCTTTGTCCGCCGCTTCATTGCCGCGTTTGTAGTCATACACGTCGAGGTCGTAGTTCTTGCCGTAGCCCTTCTCGGCGGCGGCGTTGCGAGCCTTGACACCCGCATCCCTCAACTCGGCCTCCGTAAGACCCAGCTTCATTATGCGCTCATCCGCCTCCCTGCGCTGCTTGGCAAGCTCGGCATCATGCGCCCTCCAGTCGTCGAGCATCTTCTGCTGCCCCGTATCCCATGTCATAGATGGAGCGTAGTTGCCAGTGCCGTTCACGTTGATGGCGTTGGCCACCGTGTTGGCGGCTATGGTAGCACCCGTCCAGAAAGCCCTACCAGCTCTCGTCCGTCTGTCCTCCTCCGCCCTCTTTGCAGGGTCGTTGGCGGCAAACAGCTGCTCACGGTACTGCCTGACCGCCTCCTCTTGGTTCTCATTGCCTGTTTCCGTGGGCATATAATCCCAAGATGGTCTCTTGACAGGCTCTTGCACCTGCTGTGTCGGCTGCTCCTGCACAGTCTGCTGCTCGTCTTTCTTTTTCTCTTCCTCTGTCATGGCTTATGGTTTTATTAGTCCCAAGGTCTATATGGATTGTGTAAGTGTGTTGAATAAGGGTCGCTATGAACAGGTGTAGGTGTGGTTAAGTCCACCGTCTCGACATCGGTGTTCAAAGGATGCTGTACGGTCTGTTCCGTCGGTGTGGTATCCACTGCTCCACTCTTCGTGCCGTTGCCGTCCATCAAGGACGCTCCTGCGTTAAGGCTGTCGAACGCACCCTTTGCCGCCTGGCTTGCCGCCTTGATGTTCTCTATGCTGCTGTCATAGTCAGATTTCTCCAAGCCACGCTGAGCGGCATCGTATCTCTCCCTGTAATACTGCAACTGCGGGACGATGTTGGCTTCATGCGCCTTTATCAGGCCACGCTGGTAAGCCGCAAGCAACTCGTTGTTAGCCTCCTTCGTCGAAGCCGCCACATGACCCGAGCCGCCCATCACGGCATCCACACCGCGCTGTGCGTCGTTAATCTCACGCAACTTCTTCTCGGCATCCGTGTTTAAAGCCCTGCCAGTACCCGTATGCAAAGGGTCAACGTTCTCAAGATACGCCTCCTTCTGCAACGCCCGAGACCTGTCAGCCTCAAGTGCTGCCCTGTAACGAGCCATCGCCCTCTGCGAGTTGGCGTTGGCAATGCCCATGTTCACAAGATTGGCGGCTGCTCCGACCGCTCCCATTATCGCACTTATCATATCTTCATATTTTTTATCCTGCGAAATAACAAATAACGGCACAAAAAAAATCCGTAAAAAGTCCCAAGTTATTTAGAATCATTCAAAATAATGCTTATATTTGCAGCGTCATAACGCAAAACAAATGAAGACATACATCGCAATAGACCCTGGCAGCAAGGGATTTGTCACCATACGCCACGAGAACGGACGCTACGAGTTCATCCCTCTTGACGGCTGCGACATACACGCTCTCGCCCTGCGACTCTCCACACTCCACGACACACGCGACACATTCGCCATCATGGAGGAGGTACACGCCATATTCGGCTCATCGGCGAAAGCCACATTCTCCTTCGGCGAGATCAACGGACTGCTCAAGGGTCTGCTCATAGCCACAGGCATACCCTACCAGCTCGTTCAGCCGAAGCAGTGGCAGAAAGAGATATGGACTAACCAAGACCTTGTTATCGACTACAAGAAGGTTACGGTGAAAGGCGTTGAGCAGACACGCAAGGAGGTCAATACCAAGCAGACCTCGTTCAATGCGGCAAAGCGTCTCTTCCCTGACATCGACCTGCGCCGGAGCGAAAGATGCCGCAACCTCGATGACAACAAGTGCGACAGCCTGCTTATATGTGAATACGCAAGACGCAAGAACTTATGAGCCTTGACAAGGTACACATAGACCCGGATACCGAGAGTGAGGTGATGCAGAAGTGCGACGCTCGCTTCAACAACGTCATCGAGGAACTCATGGAGGATTGCAGCGAGAGCGTCCTTGCCGAACTCGACTGGCTCGAACTCGCACGGCTCTTCTACACCAACGGCTACATCAACGGCGCACTCGACACCGTTGACGACGAGGAGTTCCATGAAGCCGTCTCACTCATGCACGACGAGATACAATACCAGAAAGAGATAAACAAAGACTAACTCCATCCATTTCATATATCACTTTCCTTTTCAGCAAGGGGACACTGCCAAGGGTGTCCCCTTTTATTGGGACTTTTTACGGATTTATAGTGAAACATTATCTTCACCTTTGCAGCCAATCAAATCACAGGACATGGCAAAGAAAGACAACTACATCACCATAGAGGTTGAGGGAAAGAAAATCCTCACCGAAGACACCGGAGAACTCGACAAGATGTACGCAAGGATAAACGTAGGCTCGCAAGAAGAGTTCCTTAAAATTTACATCAACTCCATCGACGACCTCTCCAACATCGACCACCAGACTTTCCAAGTCATGCTCATCGTCCTCAAACGAGCCAAGTACATCGACAAGGACAATATTTACGGCAACGAGTTCTTCAACAACGACAACTTCAAACAAGAAGTCAAAGCAAAACTCGGCATAAAGAAAGACAACACCGTCAACAAATACGTCTCCAACCTCGCCAAAGCCAAGATACTGCTCCGAGTAAACAAAGGCTCTTACATCCTCAACCCACGCTACTTCGCCAGAGGCGTGATGACCAACAAAACACGAATGGAACTCATCGTCAAATACGACGGATAGTGAACCCCCAATTCACTAATAGTGAACCCCCAATTCACTAATAGTGAACCCCCAATTCACTATCTTTTTCATCATCTCGCTCTAAATCAATGAGTTAAATCCCTTTTTTCCTATCTACTCTTATAATAGAATGTATCCACCCTTGAAAATCAGCACTTTACAAATTATCTACCACACACATCTCGACACTACATTTTCGAGGGGCGCACCCCCTCCTTGGGTGCCGCTCCACAAAACACTCACGACGAGTTTGGAACAACACAACACACAGAGTGTTATAGATTTTAAGACGGAGAGAGAATTTTATATATATATGGTTTAGGCGAGCGTATCGTTCCACCCCTGCACCCCCACCCTTGTGGTCGTGCCTCGCATCGGTGCGCCTGTCGTGTCACCTGTGCAGGCATCGCAACACAGACAGCGGCACAGCAGCGCACAGCACACGACACACAGCAGAGCAGCACCTGAGAAACAACACATATATAGAAGTACACGCCTACACACGAACCATATAGAGGTAGCACACACACAAACAAACATCGTTGATTTGCCTTTTATTGTTGATTTTGAAAATTGCGGTGGGGTAGGGGAGGGGCTAAACCATTGATTATCAAGCACCATTGATTTTGCCCCTCTCGCTGGTGCGACAACTATTCTATTTAACATAATCATTCTTATTTTGGGTGTAGGCTTAATCTGCTGTGTGTCAGTGGCTTGTGTGTTGTCGTGGGTTTTGGTGTCGCTGGTGCTGTGGCAGAGGCGTGGAGATAGTTTTGGTTTTGCCTCCCCTATTATTATTTTTCCCCTCGTTTTTCGTTGTGTGTTCTAATCGTCTTTATTTCAGCACGTTGCAAACTGCTTGTCGTTGAATTGTATATTTTACAAGGCTTGTTTTTGCGTATATAAGGAATCGCGCAATAAATAAGACGCGGACGCGCGTGTGTGGTTATATAATGCAGATGTCCAGATGTGCGGATGTCTGGGAGTTAGATATATATATGTTTGATGTTGTAGTTTTTTTTGTGTGATATTATTTTACTGTTTAACACCCTACATTTTTACATAAAAAACACCCTTTTAATTCCCTATATTTTGCAATCAAAATGAAACGTTATGAAAAAAATATGAAACTTTTTTCAAAAAGTGTGGTTTGTAATTTACTGGTTTTATGTAAGTTGCAGCGTTATTAAAAAAATCTTTCTTATTTAGAAAAATAGTACTTTATAAGTTGTAACTTGCTGATTTTGTGTATGTTGCGTGTCTAAATAATATCGTAATTTATTGATTTACAACATATTGCAAAACTTGACAAAGGGTATTGTATTGCCGTATCTTTGCATCGTCAATCGTTGAGAAACCAACGAGACGATGACAAAAGGTTCTTTGACATGCGAGATATAAAATAAGGCAAGGCGGGCGGCAGGTGCCGCGGCGATGGTGGAAGGCCACCTATATACAAAGCGAGAGTCCGAGTCTCTCCCCCGCCACACACTAACCAATTAAATTATTATAAATGAAAAAATTAATTATGACGGTTGCAGTGCTGATCGGGATGACAGCCGCAACAATGGCACAAGAGGCAAAGACAAACAATGTAACAGTCACCCGCGATGGCAAGACCTTCACACCAACAACCCCAACGGCAGGCCGCTGAAGCGCGACGGGCGCAGCGTGGCCACGACCTACAAGCTGCCGCAATCGACGACGGCGAAGATAAGAGAACACGCGGAGGCTTGCGGATGCTCGCAATCAGATGTGATAGTCGAATTGGTGGAAAACTACCTGTAAGACAAAGACAAAGCGAATGAGGACGGCTGAAAAGTCGTCCTTTTTTTATTCCAAAAGAGAAACCAAATCCCTTGATGGTAGCGGATATATCGGCACTGCCAACCGTTGAGCCGCTGCGCCTCCACTCTACGCTGCCTATCATTCGCTTGCGCCCTAACACGTCAGTAACAACTCGCCTATGGTCTATCGGTATGCCCATAGTGTTTATTCGCTCCGCTTGGTGGTCTTTATAGTGTAGGTATTCTTGATACTTCGGTTGTATTCCTGCTGTGATGTGAACGGAAACAAGCCGTTGCCCTCATAGTCTTTATATTTCTCAACAATCGCCGCCCGCTTGCTCTACTGCAGCCACAATTCCAGCATGAAAACCTTGACGAGTCATACCCATAGCCTCAACTATAGAAGCAATTGAAATTTTTTTCTGCTTTGCAAGATAAGCTAATTCACTGTATTCCATTTGTTTACATCTATTTAATTATTTAGAATCAATAAAAATTATCAAATAGTACTTGACAATATAAAATTTTGCTTTATATTTGCAGCATCAAACGCTTTACAAAGATAAACAAATTATTTAAAATACACAAATATGGAAGAATTTGTCAAAAAAATACGACCTGACACTACGCAGTTCGACACCTTCAAGGAGCGTGTCATTCGCGAGTGCAATGTGTCAAGGCAGGCGTGGTTCAACTGGGCGAAGGGTATGCCGATGCTCGACAAGTACAAGCCAATCATCGACCGCATAGCAATGGAGGTTTACGGGAAAAAGGTCTTTGAAAAGTAATAAGGTTGCCGTGTCGCCCAGAGGCAGGACGATGCGCGTAATAACGAATGACATAGGTTGTAAGGTTAACATGATTGTTTATTTACTCATTTTCTGCCCCATTAAAGCACCGCTGTGACAGCAGGCGCGGGGCAATCCGCCACGATAGGCGGCTAAACGGATAGGCCGCTGAAGAATACACCCGCAAGGGCACGCTTTATATCCTGGAACATTAGCTGGTTCGACTCCAGACGTGGCGACTAAATAATTTAAATCTATAAGTTATGAAAGCAATAAGAAAAATTATTGGCGCACTTCTGATGGTGATATTCCTATTCTGCGCAATGATTGAGACACCTGACATGACAGAGGTCTATTGCAAGCTGGCAGGCGTAGTGTGCTTCGCAAGTGGATTATGGCTGCTTGAAGCCTTCGAGTGGCAAAAAAAAACAAAAACATCTCAAAAATAAAGGAAATGAAAGACTACATCGGAAAGAAAGTCCTCGTCAGAAGCTATGACGCAGGCGTGTACTTCGGTACATTGGAATGGTTGAACGGAGAGCAATGCAAGCTCACCAAAGTACGCAACATCTGGCACTGGACTGGCGCAAGCTGCCTGTCGCAGATTGCCAACCAAGGTGTAACAGGCGACATGATAGGACCAGTCGTCGAGAGCATGATACTCAACAGGGTATGCCAAGTCATGCCGCTGTCGGAAGAAGCAATCCTTAATCTCGAAAAACAGCCGATATGGACTCGTTAGAAGTAAAGATAGAGAAGTTTTTGTCGGTGGGTTACGGTTACGGTGACGGTTACGGTTACGGTAACGGTGACGGTTACGGTAACGGTTACGGTTACGGTAACGGTTACGGTTACGGTTACGGTAACGGTTACGGTTACGGTTACGGTGACGGTTACGGTTACGGTGACGGTTACGGTTACGGTGACGGTAACGGTGACGGTGACGGTAACGGTGACGGTAACGGTAACGGTTACGGTGACGGTTACGGTGACGGTGACGGTGACGGTGACGGTATATTAGAAATCAACGGACATAAAACCCATAATATTGACGGCGTGCCAACTTGCATCACACAAGTACACGGAACGCGCTATGCTGTTGGCTTCATAATCAAGCAGAACAGCATAGAAATGCCGTGTTATATAGCCAAGGTCGACAACTTCTTCGCCCACGGTAAGACACTGCGCGAAGCTGTAAACGATGCGCAAGCCAAAGCCTTGCAAGCCAAGCCGATAGAAGAACGAATCAAGGAGGTTGTAAAACTACACCCTCAGCTCGACGTGCCAATCAGCAACAAAGAGTTGTTTGCATTGCACTATACTGCAACTCGCAAAAGAATATGGAATCGAATTAAACCAATCAAATGTATGAGCGGGTATAGGGACAACTTGCAATTCGGGGAGCTGTTCGGCTTCAAGGATAACGCCGAGCGCAAACTTGCCGCCCACGACTGCCGCCTGAAAAACGCGGAAGCCGACATAGACAAGTTGCAGCGCGACATCATAAGCCTTCGGGCAAAGAAGTTCCCGACCCAAACCGACGATGACACAATCTTTGCTTTGCAGCAAGAGCTGTACAGGTTAAAGTCACAATTAAGCCAGATACAACAATATATATTCCTATGCAACCGCAAATACACAGATGTAATGGACTTCACAACGAAGTCATCAACAGACCAGACGGCAGCAGCGAGACAAGGCAGTTCCTTTGCGCCTGCCACTACTCCTGCGCCAACTACGACAAGGAAGCAGCAGAGACAGACACGGCGGAAGAGTGCTGCGCCAACCACAAGCACGACTACTACATCCAGAAGAGAGAATACTGAAAACAAAAATAAAGAACCATGGCAAAGGAAATAAACTTCGATGCCCTCGTCGAGGCTTTGGCTGACAGACTGGCAGTCAAGGTGATGGAGCGAGTGAATGAACTGATGGCACAGGCTGACGAGAACGACATCATCAGCCGCAAGGAGATTATCAGGAAACTGGGCGTGTCACAGACAACGCTATGGCGTTGGGAGAAGGACGGAACGCTCATCCGCTCCGGCAGCTTCGGACGAAGGGTGTACTACCACCGCCAGGACGTGGAGAGAGCATTGCAATTATCAAGGAACTAATTTTTAAAATCTAATATCATGGAGAAAGAAAAAGAAAGACAAGAGGTTATTGACAACCTCAAACTCTGCATCGGCAAGGATGAGTACGCCGACAAAGTTACAAACCTCATCGATGAACAGACAGCAGGGCTTATACACGAAGCCTACAACAAGGGTATTGGCGAGTACATACTAAAGTATTCAGCCACCCTTGAACAACTAAAAGCAACAGAGGCAAGGCTCAACAAGATAGCCTTAGCATTTACTGAGAAATCCTTATTAGAATGTGAATGTAAATGTAACAGCTAATGTTTAAATTTTTGAAATCAAAGAAACACCTCCTCGAAGAGATAGAGGCAACGAAAGCCGAGCTTGACAACAGCGAGGCGAAGAACCGCGAGCTGGAGACAACAGTTCAACACCTGCAAGGCAAGTGCGACCGCCTTCAAAAGAGGATTGAGAAGCAGCAGGGGATTATAGACATGCTGAACGCTAAATACAACACTAATCACAAGTATAACTACAAAAAACAAAACAATGAGTGATTTAAAAGATTTCAATGCAATGATTGTTAAGCCCAAGACGCAGGAATATCTGCTGTCGGTGCTTAACACCAAGAAAGACCAGTTCGTAAGCGACCTTACCGCACTGGTCGCCAACGACACCAACCTGCAAGCCTGCGAGCCGGTGACAATCATGTACGCCGCCATAAATGCAACAGCACTGTCACTGCCCCTCAATAAGAACCTGGGGTTTGCGTATGCCATACCTTACAAGAATACAAAGAAAGGCGTCAGCGAAGCACAATTCCTAATGGGCTACAAAGGTTATATTCAACTTGCCATCCGCTCCGGTCAGTTCAAAAACATCAATGTGACCGACATAAGAGAGGGCGAGATAAAGGCAAATAACCTGCTTACAGGCGAGATTGAGTTTGAGAAGAAGGAGAATAGGGCTGAGCTGCCAATCGTCGGCTACGCGGCTTATTTTGCCCTCAACAACGGCTTTGCAAAGACATTATACATGACTAAAGACGAGATGGAGCGTCATGCAAAACGCTACTCGCAAACATATTCAAGCCGCCTCGACTATGTGCAGAAGGCCTCGAAGTGGGCTACGGACTTTGATGCGATGGGCAAGAAGACAGTGCTAAAGCTCTTGCTTGCCAAGTATGCTCCGCTGTCGGTGGAGATGCAGCAAGCCGTCATGTACGACCAGTCAGTGATGTACAACCCGAACACACCCGAGTACCGCGACAACGAGCCGAAGAGCGCAAAGGAAGAGGCAGCAGACCTTGTGGCAGAGGATGCCGAGTTTGAGGAGTCGCCTGAACCCGACAACGATGCAACGACACCTTTCGAAATAAAGGAGGGAGTGTGATGGAACTGAACAGAGAAGATGTCAGCTGCCTCGAACAGCGCACACCCGAATGGTACAAGGCACGGCTGGGACACATCACAGGGAGCATGGTCTATAACGTGATGCTGCAACCCACCAAGAAGGCTATGGCAGAGGGTGAGATATTCAGCGAGACTGCCAAGTCGTATCTATATAAAGTGGCTTCAGAGCGTAACATACGCAAGTCGTACCTCGAAGACGACTTCCGCTTTGCCGAATATCTTGAGCGCACCAACATCGAGACAAGGGAGATGCGCTACGGCTCCGAGACAGAGGCTGTGGCGAGAGAGGCTTATCGCTTAAAAACCAAGTGCGAGCTTACCGAAGTCGGCTTTGTGCAACACAAGAGCATCGACAACTATGGTGACAGCCCAGACGGAGTTGTTCTTGACAAGGAGACATTCAAGCCGATAGGCTGTATCGAGATCAAATGCCCGAAACCCGAAACATGGATGAAGTACAAGGCTTTGTTCGCGCAGGGCAAGAGCCTTCTCGACATCGAGGAGAAGTACTACTGGCAGTGTCTAAGCCATATCATGTGCCTCGAAGTGGACTGGTGCGACTTCATCTATTTCGACAAGATGATGAAAGACAGCTTACAGGTGGTGCGCATAGACCGCAACGACGAGGACATACTTGCCCTTGAACAGCGTATTGAAAAAGCAAACGAGTTCATCAACAGCTTGCTTGTATGAGAAAAATATCCAACACCGACTACGACAGCTTACGCAGGCTCTTACCGGTTCTCCTTGCATTGGTGCAAGACCGCAGAAGCGAATTAAGCCTGCGCGAGCTTAATGCAGCAAGGTTGCTTAGCAGAATATGCAGTAAGTTGAATAAGAAATAAACATAGTATCATGAGAGACAGTTTTATATTTTATCGGAGTTTCTACGAGGCTATTAAAGATTTGCCGAGAGATATTCAGGGAGAAGTGTACACGGCCATAATGGAGTATGGCCTAAACGGTATAACAACTGAGAATCTGAAGCCTGTAGCTCGTAGTATATTCACATTGATAAAGCCTGTCCTTGAATTTGGTAACAAGCAGTATTTCAATGGATTGAAAGGCGGAAGACCCAAGAAAGAAGAAACCCAACCAAAACCCACTGAAAACCCAACCGAAACCCAACCGAAACCCAACCGAAACCCTAATAAGGATGTAGATAAGGATAAGGATGTAGATAAGGATAAGGATGTAGATAAGGATAAGGATGTAGAAAAAGACTCCGTCTCTCAAAAAGAGCGCGTCGGTTTTGAAAATTTTGGAACTTTCAATAATGTTTTTTTGAAGGCCGAACAATACCGCCACCTTCAGGAAACCAACAGTCCTGATGTTCTCAAAGCTGCCATAAACGACCTAAGCTGCAAACTTGCCGACTGCTCCGTTGAGAGCTCGAACCACTACGCGACACTCGTGTATTGGCTTCAATACCGTAACCGACAAGGTGCTGGCACACAAAACAAATACCAACAAATTGACGACACTGTTGAAAAAGCCAAAAAAATGATGGGACTATGAAAATAAAAGACACAGACGACAAACAGCTCAACGCATTGCTCTTCAATGAGGTAGCGAGGGCGTATAAGATTGCTGGCTACAAGATGCCCAACTCAAATGAGCTAATCGACATCATCACCCTCTTCAACGAAGAGTTGCATAAGGAACTTGGCAACTGCGACACAGATATTATTGCCCCTGCAATGCGCAAGGGTTCTGTCGGCAGCTTCGGTGACTATGCGGGGCTGTCCGTCAAGAACTTTATCGGCTGGATTAAGTCTTATACGGCAGGAGATGGCAGGACAAATCGCGTAGTCTACGAGGATGAGCCGCACAAGGAACTGGACGAAGCCGAGAAAAAGATTGCCAGACGCGAGTTGCTTGAAAATTGTTATGGCAGTTTTATCAAGGGACAGCCTGTCTATGTCCCCGGTAGTGTACTGCTCCGCGCCCTTATTGCAGACAATCTTATCGACATGGTTGACGAGCGTCTGGAATGGGCGAGGGAGTCGGCAAGGGAGAACCTCAAGACAGAGGCTGCACAGGAAAGACGGTTAGGACAAACAATAGATGCTTACATCAACAGTAACCTCGAAAGCAGAGCGGCTCAGAAGGTGGTTAACGGTTTTTTCCGTGAACTTAAAAACACTGGCAAGCAAACAATCTATGGCAGATAACCCCGAAGAGGGCAAAAACAAGCCGATACAGCGACTTTTACAACAAAGATGTATAATTTCAACTTTTAAACGAAACGCTTTTAAAACAAAAACAAAATGAAACAATTATTCTACGGTCAAATTGACCTCACAAAGCTGGGCATCATCGCCCGTCAACACCCAGAACTCGTCAAGGAGGTAAACTTCAAGGACGGGACACACAAACTTATCAACGTGGCTATCCTCGACAATGAGCGTGAAGACCGCTTCGGCAACACGGCTTGCCTGAGAGCATCATGCAAGAGAGAGTTTGAGAAAGAGGGTATCAACTATTTCCTCGGCGAACTCAAGCCATCTACTCCCAAGGAACAACCGGCACAGCAGTCCAAGCCGACAGCCCAGCCGTTTCCCATCAACAACCCAGATGACCTACCATTCTAAAACACGAAGCCATGAAAGCAAAAGTTAAAGCAACAGGAGAGATTATCGAGGTGACCGAAGCAAAGAACGGCTACTACATCGACAACGACAGCAACCCCTACAAGGCGGAGGATATTGAAATTATCGAAGACGCCAAGCAGCCTGCTATGTTTTCCGAAATGCTGGCTAATATGCTCAACCCATTCGGCAGCAAGGAAATGGAGGAGCTTTACCGCAGCGAGTTCTGGGTGAACAAGCATATTGATGTCTTCTTCAAGACCGCCGAAATGCTCAAGTCGTTCAACCTCAACAAAGAGGAATTGGTGTCAAACACCCTTGTCTTTACCAAGGTGATAATGAACGACTTGGTAGAACTAAACAATACACTTAAAGAGTCTGCAAAAAAATAAATGTAACATGGGAAACGAGAAAGAAAATGAAACAAAAGTAATCAAAGCGTATAAGGGCTTTGACAGCGAATTTAAATGCAGGGGCTTCCAATATGAAGTCGGGAAGACCTACGAGACAGATAAAGCGGAGTTGTGCAATGCAGGATTTCACGCCTGTGAGAATCCTATTGATTGTTTTAGATATTACACCCCTAAAGATAGTGCGTACCACGAAGTCGAACTTGCCGATGTCTCAGCTGAGAGAGATAATGACAGTAAACGCGTGGCAAAAAGAATAAAGATTGGAGCGAAGATAGGAATACCGCAGATATGCCAGCTGACATTTGAATATGTTAAGGCTCATTGCACCAACGAGAATAATGCAGAAGCTGGCAAACCTGCAACGGCTGGTTATAGAGGTGCTGCAACGGCTGGTGATAGCGGTGCTGCAACGGCTGGTGATAGCGGTGCTGCAACGGCTGGTTCTTACGGTGCTGCAACGGCTGGTTCTTACGGTGCTGCAACGGCTGGTTCTAGAGGTGCTGCAACGGCTGGTTCTTACGGTGCTGCAACGGCTGGTTCTAGAGGTGCTGCAACGGCTGGTGATAGCGGTGCTGCAACGGCTGGTTCTTACGGTGCTGCAACGGCTGGTTCTAGAGGTGCTGCAACGGCTGGTTCTTACGGTGCTGCAACGGCTGGTGATAGCGGTGCTGCAACGGCTGGTGATAGCGGTGCTGCAACGGCTGGTTCTTACGGTGCTGCAACGGCTGGTTCTTACGGTGCTGCAACGGCTGGTTCTAGAGGTGCTGCAACGGCTGGTTCTTACGGTGCTGCAACGGCTGGTTCTAGAGGTGCTGCAACGGCTGGTGATAGCGGTGCTGCAACGGCTGGTTATAGAGGTGCTGCAACTTCTCGCGGCTCTGTGTCTGTCGGCAAGTATGGCGTTGGCACAGTGAGAGGCTGCGATGTAAAGGCTAAAGGCGGCATCGGTGCTATGCTTACGATAGTCGTTGAGAACGATTGCGACTACGAGATAAAGGAGTGGAAATCTTTTGTGGTCGATGGCGAGAGCGTCAAGGCTGACACTTGGTACACGCTGCGCAACGGCGAACTGGTAGAGGTGGAGGAGTGAGACATAAATAACAAAGGAGGTAAAAATGCTTCACCTTAATCAAGTACAAGAAATCAGAAAACCGATTAAATCTTCAAATAGAGATTGTATCAACTCGTTTTTTTCAGCCTGCATTTTGACCTATACGCCACATTTTATTGGCTTTGAACTCAACAAGAAATACTACGAGCTGCCGAAAGGAGGTGAATATGGCACTCAACAATAAAATAGAACATTCCATCGCCCTCATCCGCAAGGCCGAAAAACTTGCGCTTGCCATGAACGAAAGCGGTTTTCATGTCGGTTTCAGCGGTGGAAAAGACAGTCAAGTCGTGCTGGAACTCTGCAAAATGGCTGGTGTGAAATACCGTGCCGTCTATAACGTCACGACAAACGACCCAGCTGAAACCGTGCGCTTTATAAAAGAGCATTATCCTGATGTCGAGTTCAACAAACCCAAGGAGTCTTTCTTTCAACTTGTGGCAAAGAAAGGTCTGCCAACACAATTGCATCGCTTTTGTTGTGCCATTCTGAAAGAGACAGCGGGTGTCGGCTTCGTTGTGCTGACAGGTGTACGTGCGGAAGAGAGTATCAAGCGGGCGCAGTATGCCGAAATACACAAATGGGGAAAAGACAAGGACAAAACGATAGACCTTGACAAAATGGAAAAGGCGCACTTCGAGTGTGTTGGCGGCAAAGACAAATTCATGGTTTATCCAATATTGCAATGGACCGAAAAAGATGTGTGGCAGTTCATCAAAGAAAAAGATTTGCCCATAAATCCTTGCTATAAAACACGAAGGCGTGTTGGTTGTGTGTTTTGCCCTTTTGCTCCAACACGACAACTTAAGCGAGCGGCAATGGAAAAACCGAAACAGTTTGCCGCGTTGCTACACAACTTGCAGAAGTTCATCGACAACACGTCAGAAAAAGGACTGATTAAACAATTCGACACAGCGGAAGAATACTTTTTTTGGTGGGTTGAAAAAGAGAACATTAAAACATTCAAAGAGAAAAAGAAACAATTAAAAATAGAATTTGACAATGGAACAACAGATTAAATTTCGTGGCAAACGCCTCGACAACGGAGAATGGGTGTATGCAGAATCTTGTATTGATAACAACTATAAACTTTATTGGCATGAGTAGCATTAAACCCAAAAAGAAAAACCTCTTTACTTTCTTTAAGTCGCAAGATTTCAACGGGGTGCGTGTCCTGTTATGCAGCCAGTACATTCTGCTGACATACTGCATCGAACTGACCGACAACATCAACGACAAGCTCAAAGGCTATGACGGCTTGTTTATCGGCGACCTCAAGCACACCGCCATCGAACTCGAAAAAGCCTTGAAGAACTACGACAAGGCATACCTTGACGGCATAGGCGACGACCACGCTCTGCTCTGCGACACTACAATAAACGTAACGACCGAACTCGACAAAACCATTGAGAAAAACTCCTACCACCTCTCGCAAGGAGCATACGCTTTGAGGGCGGCGATTGAAAAAGAAATAGACGACAAGGTGCTTGATCCCGACGAATTAGCGAGAGAAGCCAGCGAGGACTTCGAGATATGCAGCGAGGAAGAGAAAAAACGAGCCCTTGACATCACCTTGCAGATGGCGAAAAAGCGGCTCTCGGAAATCAAAGACCCGCTGAAAGGCGTGGAGATAGGTTTTACGACGGCGGTGAATTGGATAAATCGTATATACAAAGTAAAATAAAAAATGCGCTATTTACCTTTTGCGCAGTAAAGTAAAATAACGAACAAAAATACAAAGAATTATGGAAACAAAAGAAACAAAGAAGAATGAGCCGATAAAGGCTATCAAGGGCTTTGACAGCAACTTGCAATGCCGTGGCTTCCGGTATCAGATAGGCGAGACCTATACGATGGACGAGGACAAGGTGTCAATGTGCAACGAGGGCTTCCACGCCATCGACGGCGACGAGTGTCCCCTCGGAGTGTTCGACTACTACCCACCTGCGATTAACGGCAAGCCAAGCCGCTATTGCGAGGTGGAGATAGGCGGCAAGACCGACAAGAGAGAGGAGAAGATTGTCGGCAGCGAAATCAAGATAGGCGGTGAGATTGGAATACCTGGACTTGTCAAGGCACATATTGAATGGGTGAAGAGACATATCACCAACGAAAAAAGCGGTGGATATAGGTCATCCGTTAGCGGTGGAGATAGGTCATCCGTTAGCGGTGGAGATAGGTCATCCGTTAGCGGTGGAGATAGGTCATCCGTTAGCGGTGGAGATAGGTCATCCGTTAGCGGTGGAGATATTTCATCCGTTAGCGGTGGAGATAGTTCATCCGTTAGCGGTGGAGATAGGTCATCCGTTAGCGGTGGAGATATTTCATCCGTTAGCGGTGGAGATAGTTCATCCGTTAGCGGTGGAGATAGTTCATCCGTTAGCGGTGGATATAGTTCATCCGTTAGCGGTGGAGAT